CGTCATCCTCATCGGAATCTTCGTCATCGTCCTCTTCTTCTTCCTCGTCTTCGTCTTCATCTTCGTCGTCATCATCTTCCTCTTCTGAAGCAAAGAAGTCTTTTGCTTCTTCGGCAGACAACATAATAGGAGCCGGGATAATTTTTACTGAGCCATCTTCGTAAGTAATGATGATTGCACCATTAATCTCTTTGCGAGATACTTCCTTTAACTCTACCTTTTTGGTTTCTTTTTTCTTAGCCATTTTCGTAAATGTTTAAATGTTAATAATCAATAGTTATATCACTCTGTTATAAGTTTCTTGTATTTTCTTTCGCTTCCCGTAAGATAAGCAAATGCAATATTATATTGTTTTACCTCATCAATTACGGTCTTTAGTTCTTCTTGAGATTCTATCTTTACATCTTCTGTATCGATAACTTCATCTTGGTCATTATAGGTATTAACCTTAAAAGATTTACCCATGAACGGATTTAATTGTTTATGTACCTTTACTTCCGGTACTGGGTTTTTAGTTTCCATTGCTGTATTTAATTTTAATTATTCCAGGAATACCAACCTTACCAAATACTTCGGTATAGAATTTGTATTTTGGATTTTGCATTGATTTATAGTTATCAGCTAATCTCATGGGAAATACCCAATATTCATTTTCTAGCATCCTGTTTGTCATAATGTAGGCATATTTACTTCTCATCCTATATTTGCTTACAGGAGTGAATCCCTGAAATCTTAAAGCTTTTACTAAGAACCTTTCTTTTGGTTGCCATCCCAAATGATTTAAAGATTCATCATAAAAGATATCGAGCATATCCCTTTGTGCTTTGATAAATAGTACTTTCTGTATCGGGATATCTAATTTCTTTCTTAGGTACAAGGCCAAAGAACATACCAATGGTGGATATTGCAAAGAAAGAATATTATATTTATTCTTTTCCTCTTGACTCAGCCTGTTGTAAATCCTGTAAGATAGCAGAACGGATTTGTATTCTCTTCTTCCGGATATACTTGGAAGATATGCCTTCCCGTTGTCCATACAATTTTTGTGAGTACCTTTCATTGAATGCCTTCTTTCCTTTTGATTTGAAGACCCGGTGCATTTGAACCATGAACCTTCGTCTTCGGTGTTTATCAATTTTATATTCATCTGGGATAATAAACTTCCTGGCTTTTACTAATTTCCCTTTATACCAGAATTTAGTAGAACCAGATTTATGTCTTAGACCATTCATGTCTTGAAGTATTCTTATCCCTTGCCTAAGTAATTTCCTGCCTGATATGATATGAATATATTGAAGAACATCTACTCCGTACATATAAACCAAAGTCTTTTTTATTTGGTACCTTGTGAAATAAGGTATACCGGTTAAGTGTTTCCGATATAAACTTTTTTCGGTAATATATTTGTTGGTTGTATCTGGTCTCCATGTCCATATATAATATCTATCTTCTCGGATTGGTTCCCTACTACTTTCCTTTAGTTTTACCATTGTTCATAGTCCTCCTTGCAGTTCTAAACCAAAGTGTTATTGATTTATCGTTTGCATCTGGGAACTTCTTTTTCATCCTTCTAGTTACTCTTTCTAAATCGTAACCCTTTGCAACCAATGACCATACATAGGATTTCTTAGTTCCCTTGATGAGATTAAATTCATCCCTTTCTCTCGGTGGTTTCTTTTCTCTGGGCTTTTTTATTCCTGGAACCCTTTTTGATTTCCTTTGCCCATTTTCTCCTTCTTCTCCGAGAAACCCAAGCCTTAATTTCGAATTCCTTAGAGGGTCATCCTTTGAATAACCTATGTTCTCTAATTGTTTATCCATCCAATCATCATACTGGTCAATTAATGATTTGTCTGGTTTGTTAGTTGACCTTTCGATATAACCAATTAAATCGAAAACTCCAGCAGCACAAGCATCGGGGAAAGGCATACCCAATACTATGGCTTTTCTTTTTAAATCCCTGTAAGTCATATTTCTCCCGGCTGAACCAAGGAAACTGGCTTTTTCTTTTGAGGGTGCTGGTTTATTCTTTTTGTTCTTTCTCATATCTTTTATTTTAATTTGTTGCAAATATAATACTTTTTATTTATATAGAAAAATATTTCTATCTATTTTTATAAAAAAGCTGAGGTATCTGATATGCGTTCAGCAGCCGTTGATTTAGGCTTTTTCTTCCTTTTCTTTTTAACCTTATCGGCATTGAAGGCCATATCAAGTTTCTTAATACTGAATTCTATATTATTCACTTGATTATAGTTAACTGCTTTTTCCACGCAGCATCTGTACTCAGGCCAGAAGCGTTGTCCTAATTTTACATCAACGGTTTTAATCATAAACTTGGATACCATGAATCCAAATGTATCTGCATCATCTTTCTTTTCGAATACATACATATAGAATCTACTAAATTCACTAACTACCTCATCTAAAGGTCTTACGGGCATTAGTAAATATCCATCAGTGTATAATTCTTCTGATATTAAGCATACCCAATATTTCTTCTTACCAGGCTTTACTTTATATCTAAACCTTTCTTTCAGTTTTGTGTGCATCCATTCTGGTACTCGTTTTAAAAGGTATTTGATATATATCTTATCCTTTTTATTTAACCGCCTTTTAAATGCAGAAGGCTGTTGTAGCATTCTTGGTAAAATCCTAAAGTTATTCCACCTATCGAACTCTAGAATTAACCTCATTGAATCTAAATCCCAGGGGTCTTCTGATTCTTTGAGTCTTTTCATATTCCTTTCAATATTACTATTGCTTACCTTTGAGAGTAAGTTAGAAGAGTCTCCAGTATATAGACTTGCTTCTTTCCTTGTTAATCTCTTTTCAATACATCCTTCAATAAAATCACAAAAGCTTCGTTCGCAAGGGCAGTCAGGTCGAAAAATAGAAGTGTGTAACTCGAAGAAATCAGAGAATAATCTGAAGAACTTTTCTGACCTTTCTCTGATTTCTAAATACTTGTAATGTGACAACTTTAAAATTTCACCAGCTTCCCATGAAGATTTGCTTTCTGATAACTGAAGGAATAAGGACTGCCTTTCTATTTCGTTTAAACAGTCCCAAGCTTTCTTCTGAGCATCATTCATAATTAATTCCTCCTAAAATCCATTATTCTATCTATTGATTCACTTGTTATCTCATTTGGGTCATAATCTTGGGAGTTAGCATATAACTTATCTGGGTCATAATTCTGGTACACGCTATAGATTACGTTATCAAAGGGTAACCATATTTCCATTTTACCCATTTCAGGATATAAAAGAAGTTGTACCATTTTATTTATGTGGTCTATACCTAATACCGTAGCATCTATTCCTTCGTATGGATAGCCTTTGAGTACTAAGTAATCGCCTATCTTAACATTCATCAAATCGTCTACAGAATATTTCTTTCCTTCTTTTGCCATTCTCTTAAACCTTTTAACATCCTTTCTGGTGCATGTAGCTACCAATGAGAAATCATCAAAGTCTTCAGAGTTATCTATTCTAGCTTTCTTCTTTCTTTCATGAAGAGTCTCTGTAGACTTTAACCAAGTTCTTATACCTGATATACTTCTCTTCAATTTGTTTAGAAAAGGTCTAGAGTACGCTAACTCTGTAGGCATCTTGATAAAACCATAATTGAATAAGATTGGTACTTCTTCGAATATCATCTTACCCTTTGCGGTTTTCTTTAAAACGTTTATTGTAGGGATAATGGCACGTACTTTTTTATATCCCTTTTCTTTAAGTTCTTTATTAATGTTCTGATAATACTTTCGTTCTATGTAGAAGATACAATAAGAATAAGGGATACGTTTCATATTACTTCTTTTTAATGATTAACTTAGCTTGCTTATGTACTTGCTTATAATTAACATTCTCTAGAATATCACTTGCAAGAAATACATATAAATTCACTGAAGTACTAATTGACATACTGGGTTTTTTAGATTGTACCCATATAAAATCTCCAAGAGTACCGGGTCCTCCCTCTACTACAAAGAAAAATTCATTTGCAGGCATAGAGTTATATCTCATACATAATATAGGGAGTTTATTTGCCCTTTTAGCATCCTTACTTGCTTGTTCCCAGAATCTTAGGATATCACAAGTTTTATTACCAAGAAGTACATGTTCGAATTTGATATCTTTGTAGTTTTTACATTCAATTGATATCTTACATCGATGAGCATGTTTTTCATCTGTACAGGTTAAATCAGAAGTAGCATCCTTATTAGAATGCCAAGCTCCTGAACCTGCCCGATTCCTTTCAAATTTGAACCCGGTCCACTGAGTAAACCAGGCTCCTATTTTTCTTTCAAATCTGTTTCCTTTATTTTTTGAGTTCATAGGTTAATGTCTTGTAGTTATAACATTATAGTAAATTATAACTACTTAGGCCATTGACTTTTTCGACTTGCAGGATTTTCGTATTTGATAGAGGAAGAGAATCCAAATGGGTAATTAAGAATAGGGTTTTATCTGCAAAGGTATGTCTGATTAAAGAAGTTACTACTTCTACATTATCCGAGCTTAATGATTCAAATACCTCATCCAAGAAGGCAAGGTTTATACCTTTAGACATTGTAAGAGATTCGTTCATTGCAAAGGCCATTGCTACATTTACCAATTGCTTTTCTCCACCGCTAAGTTCATCATAATCAATAATTTGCCCATCTCTTTCTATTAAAGTAAAAAATTCTTTTCTAGCGGTGCCAAGGTCTATATTAAATTCAATCCTAAATCCCAATACTTGAGAATATTTATCAAGGGTTCTATTTAACATATCCAAAGATGAATCGAATAAGTAAGCCTTGATTCCGTTGTTACCAAGAGGATCATTGATTAACCAATTGTAGTTCTCTAACTCCAACTCCTTGTTATGGTAATCTTCATCTACCTTACGAAGAGTTTTTCTAATCTCCCTAAGTTTCTCTTTATATTTAGGAGACATAACCTTAAGTTTCTCTTGTTTGAGCTTTTCCAACTCTTCATCAATATCAGCAATATCAGAAGCAATATCATCACATTCTTTTTGAAGTCTCTTATACTTCTCATTCGTAGTTCTCAACTCATCCAACCTACCCAAAGCATCTTCATACTCTTCCTGGAGTTTATCCGAATTTATGATTGCTTTATAGATAATATCTACGCTCTCTTTAGCACGTTTGTAGTGGCCTTTATCTAACTGTATCTTAAGTTTCTTTACAAAATCTGGTAATGATACTCCTGAAATATTACGATTGTGTTTTATTTTAGATTTAAGACCATCTACATAATCTGTATGTTTCTTAATCTTAACTTTAAGACTCTGCTCTACCTCGTCCTTAAGTTGTTGCTGCTTTTTAATAAGTTGCTTAGTTAGGTCCTCCCTATCTTTCTTTAATTCTCTACGTTCTGATTTGATTTTCTCTTTAAAACCCTTTTCCCTATCTCGTAAATCAAAGTAAGCTTCTTTATTTGCTTCTAACTCTTTCTTTAATATAGCAGATTGACGTTCTACCTCATTGGCCTGAGCTAATAGGTTATTTTTATCCTGCATAGCTATGCCTTTGGCAATATTAAGAAATTCCAAATCAAATACTTCTTCGAATATCTTCTTCTTATCTGAATTGGATTCTTGTATCAACCTTTTAATACCCTGACCAAACATGATTGAATTCATGAATAGAGTATATGATAAACCCAGCTCTGCATTAATGGCATCTTGGAGTTTATTCTTACCCTTTACATTCACTACCTCATTATCTTTCATAAGGATAAGCCTATCTTTACCTTTAGCTCCATCCTCAAGAACTATATTGCATTTCTGACATCTGATAATTTTATAGATATGTTCACCTTTTTGAAAGAATACCTCTACCATTACTCCCTGGTAATCTTTAGGTCTTACCTTTTCCCAGGTAGTTACTTCTGATACTCCTTTTAGGTTTTTACCATATATTGCCCATACCAATGCCGATAAGATAGTTGATTTACCTTTTCCATTTGGTGCCTTGATAAGTATGGTACAACTTGGGTTTAAAGGTATATGTAGGTTTTCTATTGAACAGAATCCTACTACGTTCATTGTTGTAAATGTTAACATGATTCAGCTTTTTTAAGTATGTCAATCAGTAGTTCTTTCTTATCTTGCTCAGTTATACCTTTTTCCTTAAGATACTTCCTTGCTAGAGCTTTCTTAGAAAGTTGCTTAGTAATTTTATGGTTAGTATTTACTAAGTTACTAGTTTTCTTAGGTAAAACGGTATAATAATTGCCATCATCCTTAATATCCTCTTCGGATTCTACATCTACGAATTTAGGAAATTGCTTAAGGTGTACGAATTGCATTGATAAGTCTGAATAAATCTTCCAATAGCCTAATTTACAATCTCTATCGGTTCTCCTTTGATGATTAGGAGCTCCTATCATATAAACCTTCTTTGATAATCTTTGAGGTTTATGTATATGACCACATAATACCAAGTCAAATCGATTCAGGATATTTACATTAAGATTTTCTACAGAATCAACTTCCCTACCATCGGTGTCCTTTGCTCCGGGATAGTCAGTATGAAGAAGAAGTATGTTCTTTACATCCTTATCTAATTTGAGTTTCTTAAGATATTCGCTTAGACCCACATTATTATCAATATAGGGAACCCCATAAATGTGGTAATCTCCATAAGAACACCATTTAATTCTAGTTAGATTAACACAGCTCATGAAATTCTTATGAAATACAAAAGGCCATCCTTTAGTTATCCTATCAATACGATTTACAGATTTCAAATCATGATTACCATCTATGTAAATCATCTTGAATTTCGGATAATTACTTTCTAACCTATCAAACTGTTCAGCAACAAAGATTGCTAGGTCTTGGTCAATTGATTCTGGCTTATGAAATAAATCTCCACAGAATAAAGCAGGACATTTGTACTTTTCACATTGACCTGCAATAACATCAAGGACCTTGATACTATTCAAGGTCCTGTTGTTGTTCTCATTAAATTTTGCCCATAGATTTATGTGCAAATCTGAGAATGCTATAAATACTACTTCCTTACTCATGAAGAAAATCAATGATAAGTTTCTTACGAATATCCAAATTAGCTTCTCTTATACAGAGAACTTTAGTTTTACCATATATGGATTTGATTACTCCCTCTGTTGCACCATATTCCAAGAGTTGATTCTTGAATATATTCTTGTAAATGGAACCTATTTCCTTAGTAGGTAGGAATCCCCACAAGTTCAATACATTATCCATTATAGAAGATATTAAGAACTGGAAGTAATTATTCTCTATTCGTTTGCCATTATCTTCCATAACCCATTCCTTTACCATTGCAGTAGTAAAGTCTAATAGAATGAGGTGAGTACATTGCTGATTGAGTAACATCTTACAAGTTTCGAAGAAGTGTTCCATTTCACATTTAGGAACATTCTTAGCTTGCTTGTAATAGAAATAGGCAGCTAAATCAAGATAGCTTCTATCTGTAACAAATCTATCTCTATCTCTGAACATCTTGTTTCTTAGGTTCATTACCTGAAAATCCTCGAGTAACAAATCCTTTGAATCCCTTTCTAACATCTCTTTGTGAGACATGTCTTTTGTTTTAGGGATTAATTCTGATACACTACCGGATATAAAATCTAATACCGGAGGATATTCAGATACATCAAACTTAATCATCCCGGGAACTTCTTTTGCTAAAGTGGTTTTCCCAACTCCACTTGCACCTGCAAACATTATTTTCATTCGGATAACTCTTTAAAGGGTTTAATAAATTCTTTAGTTAGGAACGAAGCAAGAGAATATTCTATGCACAGTTTCCTAAATTTATCATAGTTGAAAGTCTTCTTCTTTTTGAGTGGTATCTTCTCTAAAGGTACGTTACCTACAAACCAGAATAAATCAATCAATTTACGATTCCTTTCCCAAGCTTCTTGATACTCTTTATTGGGTTTAGCTTCCAGATATTTGTAGATTGACTTATATTCATCTAATATCTTTCTTGCAGTTACTGGACCTATACCCTTAAAACCTGGAATATCATCGGAAGTATCACCTACCATTGCAAGGTATTCAACCGTTTCATGTGAATGATAACCGAAGAGTTCCTTACAATTACCCATTCGAATAACTTCGTCCTTTCTTGGGTTTAATATTCGAACGTTTTTGTTTAAGAGTTGATTAAAATCCTTATCTGATGATACCAAGATTACATTATCCGAACGATAGGTATTAATAATTAGGTATGCTAAGAAATCATCTCCCTCATATTGAGTTTTATTCCTTTTATCAAATATATAAGAAATTCTTAGCATACCCAATATCTTCATTATGATTGCCTTTTGTATTTGCAAGGATTCATAATCAACCGATATATTTTTTCTGTGCCCTTTATAATTAGGTAATAACTTATCTCTTACTGGTGAATGACCATTATCAAAAGTGATAACTACTTCGTTTGGTTCAAACCTTGTAAGATACATGTGAAGTGATTTGAAAAATCCGAATATTGCTCCACTTGGTTTACCGTCTGTAGATTTAAGTTTCTCGAACTTGTGAAAAGACTGATGGAGAATATTCTCTCCATCAATCAATAATACTGTTTTCTTACTCATCGTCTTCCTCGTCGTCGTCTGATTCAGAAAAGTTTTCATATTCTACTCCGTCTACCGGGAATAGGTTGGTAGTTAACTTTTCTAGTTGTTTTTTAGTAGTACCAATGGTATTTACTCCTGCTTTACGTAAAAGTTTTCTACGAAGTTCATCATCTTCTTCCAGTAGCTTTTGGAATTTCTCCTCGCCTCTTGCAAGAGTCTTACCTTTCATTTTATACCCACCGGAAGTTTTTTGAACTACATCTGTATCTACCAATACATCCTCTAACCCGAAGCATCTATCGAATCCTACTTCATGATACTTTGGATTGAAATATACTGGACATTTGCTTATTGTAGGTCTTGGTGGAGCAACCTTGTTTTTCTTTAATTGGATAGTTACCAATTTACCAGCTTTTCTATCTTTACCGTTCTGTTTTACAGTTACTGTCTTTCCTGAAAAGAAAGCAGCACGTATACAAGCATAGAATTTAAGAGCAGCACCTCCAGTAGTAGTAGTATTATCTTTACCAAATCCTACATTCAAAGAAGTTCTTAACTGATTGATATAGATTTGAGTTATTCCCAACTTGTAGAATAATTCGCTTCTGATACGGAAGTATTTATATAAAGCCTTTGCTCTACCTCCCATTTCTGCTTTACCCTCTACCATCTTTGCATCTATGTTATCTGTACAATCCGTAGCTGCAATAGAATCTATTACCAATAATATTGGTTCATTATGAGTATACTGAGAACGTAGATATATTGCAAGGTCTGCTACTACATCGGCAATATACTCAATTCGGGTATCATTAACAATAGTTACCCTATTTGGGTCTACTCCATTAATCTCTGCCCAAGAGTTCATCCAGGATTGTTCTGCATCTACCCATATAACATGACCACCAAGTTGTTGAGTAGCATAAGCAAAATTATATGCAACCAAAGATTTACCAGAAGATTCTTCTCCCATTATCTCTATGGATTTACCATAGGGGATACCTTTACCAAATAAGTAGTTTAATGCAAAGAATGTTGAAGGTATAAATAAACCATGCTCCTCTACATCAGAAGCTAATTTAATTATCCCAGAGTATTTCTTTAGCATTTCGTTTTTTGTTGGTACCTTTAAACCAACTTTTGTTTTCTTTGCCATAATGTAATGTATTTAGACTAAAGAAGGTGATAACTGAACGAATCTAATTACCACCTTCGAATGAAACCATATATTAACTAACCTTTAAATGTCGGATTTGTAACGTTTCTTCTTTTTCTTTTTGGGTTCATCATCCTCCATGTAATGATCTCTGTGAATCCCTTTCTTTTTTGTCTTTTTCTTTGGTTTGTCATCCTCATCATCATCTCCCCTATGGTCTTCATTTAAGAACTTAGCAAGAAGTTCTTCCAGTTCATCATAAGATTTGATTTGAGAACGAACTATACCTTCAAGGTCTACAGTACCTTGGTATTTCTTGTCCAACTTAGTTGGTTTACAACCACGAGCAGAATAAGTTGTATCAAGCTTACCAGAACCAGAACGAATGATTTTAATATCATATCCATTTCTTGGGTCTGTCATATCACCAGCTTCATCCTCATCGAGGTATAAGTCAATAATATCTTGATAAACCGAGCGTGGAACTAGAACTCCCTTATCTTTACCTTCGTAATCAAATTTAGTTCCCTTTTCGTCTGCATATACCGGACCACCGATAACATATCTTCTTCTTGGTACGAGAGTTTTTGCAAGTTCCTTGTCATCCTCATCTTTTGAGTTTTTCAATTCCTGGTATTTTTCCATGAAAGGACATGGTTCATCAAAGGTAGCCGGAGATATTACTCCTCCCAAATTACCACCAAGATAGAACTGAACAATTTCGATACCCAATTCTTGGTCATCACCAGGAGATTTGATTCTCATACGTAAAGTACCTTCTTTAGGGAATACCAACCCATTGCCATTTCCCTTAGATTCTAGCTGTTTCTTTCTAGCTAGCATCTTTTCCTTTGTAGAAAGTCCATCTGATGAAACTTTCTTCTTTTTCTTCTTGTCAAGTGCCATATTAATCGTTATTATTTGGTTCTGAGTAAATTACCTCATTCATACTTAACACTGTTAAAGTGTTCTTTTCCAAAAGTTGTTGTAAGCCAGGAGTAAGCTTGTCTGTTTCAAATTCCAGTTCCTTACCGGCATACAAACCATAGGTAACTATTCTACCTATTTGCACCAAATCCCGGTAAGTTCTATACTCTTCGGTAATCTCACCAAGTTTAACTATAACTCCCTTACGAGGAACTCCCTCTTTTACTTGTTCCGGGATAATAAGCCCACCTCTAGTTTGGTTTACTTCTTTTGGTGATAAGATAAGAACTCTGTTTTCAGTTGGACATCCTGGTAATTGATTATCAAACTGAGCTGCTACCATAGCAGAAATGAAAGATAGTGAATAATTCATATTCTTAATTCGTTTTTAAAAGTTAGTAATTACTTATAGTTATTATTGTTGCTTCCTCATGTTGGCATTAATAGTCCTCAAGATATTCTCTCTAGACTCATAAGCTCTACATATTGAAATATACTTGTTAGCCTTTTCTACTGCTTTCAAATATCGTTGATATATTGACTTATACTTGGGAGATATATTAGCCTTATGAGCAACGTAATCATTATTGAACCTTTCATTAGATTCTTTAATAAATATCCAAGCAGCAGAATAAGCTTCGTCTTTTTCTCTTGCTAGAGCATCTCTTTCTTTAATATACTTATCTCTTAATGAGCAAAGTATATAATAACTAGTAGGAGATTCCCTTAACTGAGAATTAATGATATTTTCATTAATGGATAATTCCTTAGCAATATCTATGGTTATGATATTACCTTCGAATTTAACCTTTAGTTTCTTCAGTTCTGTTTTCATGTACTTTCAATAAATTCTTAAAATCTTCTTTTGAATATTTACCTTCTTGAATTGCTTTAGATACCTGAGCAAATGCACAATGATATGCAGTATCTAAACCTGGCAAGTGAAGAATAGATTCATATTTACCGATTATATCGATTAAGGCTTTGAATCTTAAATCACATAGATTATCTGTTCCTCCTCTGTCTACTAAAGTCATGAACAGAGCCCAATATATATGAGTAGCATCTTCATAAGCTAACCTTGCATCCTCGTCCTTCATTACACCAAATGCCAAATCCTCTAATAATTTGAGATTTGATTGAAGTTGCTCTATCTGAGACCTAACTCGATTGAATACCATTTTATCTCTACCGACTAATCTCAAATTACATTGGTCTAATTGACGATTGAGATTTTGAATAGAGAACTCTAAGCAGGCCGATATCATGTAGGTTAAAGATGATAGCCTATTTGTATTCATTATTTGTTCTTCAGTTGCCATAGTTTATAATATTTTATTATTTATGTTGTCATAGTATCCTCTTTCTTCACTTCTGTATGTGATTTTGGATTTTCTTTATGATGAAGATACCTATTACAACCTGGGCACTTAACTAATTTACAATCAGCAAAAGTGGATGAATCTACTTCTGAGCAGTCATATTCAAATTCACAATCACAGTATGGGCATTTAGCTCGGTAAATCGTGGGTCCGTTCAAAATCTTTTTCATAAGCCTTCATTTGTTTATTAAATCTCTCTTTAAATTGCTTAATATGGATATGTTTATATTTCTTATGTTCAGCCATATATCCCTCTACTGAGAAATCTGGTTGTAACATCTTGTTATAATCATACCCGGGAATAAATGGTAATTCCTCTGCCATAGTTCTACCAATGGTAAAGTCCATATCCATATCAACGTCATCAACTTGAAATCCGAAATATCTTTTCGTACTTGGGTTACGTAGGATATTCCAGATTGTATATACAGTCCATGTGTTAATATCTTGGGGTTTAGAATACATATATACAGCATCATGTACTGTACAAGCTTCTTTCATCATTGGTAATTTACCTTGTCTCATTAACCAATAAACAAGGATAGCTCCAAAATTTGTCATATTTGCTGCAGCACCTTGACAGGGGAAGTTAAGACCTAAACGAATTGCATAAGCAACTTCTTGCTTGTCATTTGAATATATTTGTGGGAGTCTTCGTTTAGTACCAAATAACTGTGTGTAATACCCATGCTTACGAAGGAATTTCTCTTGTTTCTCTTTAAACTTCCTAATCTTAGGATGTTGACCAAAGAATACTTCCATTTCCTTTGCTGCTTCTTCTGGTGTAACTATAATACCTGCTTTTGGGTCGGATAGTTTAACTGCTAGTAATTTATTACCAATTCCATAAATAAGTCCAAATGCAATCTGTTTAGCTTGCTTTCTCCTTACCTTCCATAGTTTATAATCCGGATGTGTTTCATCTTCATAAGCTTTACTTGCTTCTTCGATTGATACACCATATTTTGCTGCTGCTATACCAAGGTGAGGGTCTACTCCCTTAGCAAATGCTTCCAGATAAGTTTCGTCTCCGGATAGATGAGCCATCATTCTTAGCTCTGCTTGAGAATAGTCAAATGCCATATATAAATAACCCGGAGGAGCAACTAATTGTTTCTTAATATTTGGGTCTACTGATGTCTTTGGTATTTGCTGCATATTTGGGTCAGCCGAACTAAATCTATTAGAATCAGTACCATGTATATTATACCTACCATGTAATCGAGAATCGTCTTGGACTTTTTCATGCCAACCCTCAATATAAGTAGTATACATTTTCTGCAAACCTCTTAATTCAAGTAGCTTATCAAGGAATATAGCTTTTGGAGATTCTGGGTCTTTTACTGTTAACCTTAATTCAACTAATGTATCTTCATCTGTACTTGGCTTACCAGATTCATTATTTTTAATTACTGGAAATTTAAAACCAGAATCTGAATACATGAGTTGAGGTAAATCAACTGGACTACCAAGATTAAGAGGTCTTATAAGTTCTTGCTCTTTCTTAGTAGTGAATATACCTGCACGAATGTTTGATATCTTTTGTTCCCTTGAATCAATCTTACGTTTGGCTTTTGGGTCATTATAATCTAACTCTTCAAGTTCTTGGTAGATAGACTCAATGTACTTCTCAATTTTTTGCTGATTGAATTTCTTAGTAAACTTCTTTACCCTTGGTAAATCATAGATTGCTTGTCTAGCAGCATCTATCTTTGGTTTATATTCCTCAAGCAATTTCTGATTGAAATTTGTATCAAGGTATAATCCCTCTTTCTCTACAGAAGTTAATACCCGAGAATTACACATGAATAAATTACGAAATACCGAATACATCTTCAAGTCAATTAACTTCTTCTCAAAGAATATCATTAATCGTAGGGTGAAGTCTGTATCTTGACAACCATATTTGCATAATGGGTCTAATTCTTTTTTATCCCAAGGTATCTTATCAAACTTATCTTGCTTTTCATAATCACCGTATTCTGGTAAATATCTTCTAACCATATCCTTTAACCCATGAGGTTTTTCCTCATTGAGAACATATTTTGCAAGCATACCATCTAAACATGTACCTCTATAATAGATATGATACTTTTGATTAATCTGGTCATCAAACTTCCAGTTCCATGCAACCTTTACAATATCATAATTCTCAATAACCTCTTCCCCAAATTTCCTTAACATCTTCTTCCAGTTCCATCCAGGTGAAGTATATTCTTTTGTTTGAAAATGGTCTAAAGGAATAGAAGCACCAAATCCTGGCATCCAAGATACAGAAAGAATTGTTGGCTTGAAACTCTTGTTATAGATTGGTTCAGCATTAGTTTCGTAGTCACAGCAAGCATAACCAGTTGCTTTACAACAGGCAATGAGTTTCTTAAGTTCTCTTTTGTTTCTTATTATTTTATATCTTGTCTCCATATATTATAAATAGAAAGAGGGACATACCCACATGTAGTAGATACATCCCTCTAATATTAGAATGAGTCCTGTAAATCTTCAAGATTGGTATTCAAGTATTTCCAATCTTTCTTGTAAGAATGAAGAGAATCGATTGTGTGGTATAAGTAACCTGGTTTAACTCCAACTTCATTAGCTACATATTCCATAAGTCTCCATGCAAGGTATACATCATTACCGAAGTGAGTAACAAAGTCCGAACTCCTTTGATGATAACAAATGTGTAATACCTTCTCTCCTTTACCATTTTGACGAATAAGGAAATCATAATACATAGAACAGGGAATACGTTTACTACCATCAAGATATTGTAGGTCTGAACCATGGAATATTGGGAGAACTGCTTTACGAGTATCATTATCTCTCTTTAGTAATTCTATAACAGCCTGTAAAGCAGTATCACTATTGAAAGGTATATGTCCTTTTAAACTCAGTTGATTCCATATACGTTCTGGATAGGTATAATCAAATTTACCATTTACCAAAAACTGTTCCCATAAGTCTTTTCTTAGTTCCCAAGCTTTACCAGGATTTAAATCATACCAACTGATTCTTTCCTCAAATTCAGCATCTGCCCACTCCCTTGAATGAGAGAATACAAATAACCATACTGGGTCTCCGAGTGAAGTTAAACAGTACTGTTGGCAAATGAGTTCTTTAGTTTCAAATTCCTCTTTACCTTCAATGATTTGATTCTGATAGGTCTTTGGTTTTACAGTTTGACCATAACTGTTGAGTTCTCTGCCAAGTTCTGACATTAACTCAAAAGAATTACTGTAGATTCTCATTCTTCTGTTTCTTTAAAAGTTTCTTCTTATATGCTTTACGTTGAGAATAGGATATCACATTTTCTGGATATTCTATATCTTCATATTCTAATAGCAAGTCCTTTGCTAACAAAGTTTGGTATTCGTATAAGTCCGGACGAAGTACTTTAAAACTTCGGAAAAATACCTTAAAGGAAGACCATTCCTTTTCTGTACCATTTTGGATTTTCTTATAAACCTCCTTAACCCTTTTAGTCCAAGGATTATCTATACCCTTGATTACTTTCTTTAGGGGTTTATAAGCCGAGTACATTAAGAGTGTTTCTACATTCCCATACATTTGAGTCGCAAATAGGTTGATTTGTACTGACTGGTCCGGCCCATACACATATTCTGCCATCCGTTGAATTAATAGGAAGTCGAATATTAACCTTTTTGTAATCTCTGATGCTCTGATTACCATTGTAATAACTGGGATGTCCTCTTGAAATCTCTTCGAAAAAGTCGCAGCAATTAAACATTGTTTACCATTATCATGATGATTGTTAAACATATACGTAACATTGTAATTCTGATTATATTTGTTTTTCAGGATTCTTAATTTGCTACGTAAGAGGTCTAACTTATTAAAATCAATATAATTATTCAATAAGCTCGTCCACTTAGTTTCTTTGTAATTAAAACCCCTGCCGTAATCAAAATCTGGGTCTACCCATGCTTTACGTATTTTTATAAACACATTGTATGCTACTGCAACTCCACTGTTTGCAGTAGCACCCTTATCAAAAAGAACTGGGTCTAATCTTAAGAAAGCCTCGTTCAGTTTCTCCCATGCCTCTTGTGAAGTAGCAAACTCCAAAGAGTGGAGGGTCTCCTCCGTATTCGATTGAAGACCCTCTAATTTTCTATTCCATCCACTCATTAGTAATTTGTTTTTTGTCTCCAGAGATTAAGTCTTTGTTTCTTAAAGAATAACCTGTAGATTGATTCATCTGAAAATCCTTGTAATCCCAAGAATCCCATATATAGGTAGAAAGCTTTTACTAAAGAATACTGAAAATCTAATTCCTTGGTCATTACTTGTGTTTGTTTCCAAGGTCTACACTTAAGAAGATTCCTTGCAATATTCAATTCATATACTACATTGAATAATAATACCTTCTCTTCTTCATGAGAAGCTTCGCTTAAGGTATTAAACCCGGGAGTATAATCCTTTACTGATTCATGGTCTTCATCAATCATTCTAAATCGATTAACTAAACCTATACTACCTTCAGTAACCATTGCCATACCAAGAGTGATTATATCCTTTAAGTCTTTTACCTTAAAATCAGAATAATCAATTACATAAGAAGTTCCCCATGAGAAGATGTCTTCTGGTAGAATGTTTGCAAAGTGAAACAAAGTGAATAGGAATCCCAGAGCATCTCCTTGTTCTTCATTGGCATTCTGTAAATGATTAAGTACTTGAGTATATTCATCCTCTGTAAGTTGTTCGATATTCCATCCCCACTTCTTACATATCTTTACTACCTCGGATGTAGATTCATAACCTTCCATTAGTTCTTCAATAACCCTGGCAATAAAATCCTTAAGAACTACTTGATTTTGGTGATTATTAATATCAACCGGATAATCGGGTAGCTTTTCTATTTGCCTGTAGCCGTCTAATTGTTCTAACGAAAGAGAATACATAGCTTGTAAATAAGTACCCACTTCTAAAGGAGGTACTATTTCCTTGATATTACGTATATCCATTATTTACTTCCTGTTGAATTAAATCCACCTTCACCTCTTGTTCCCCACATTTGAGATTCAGAATAAAACTCTTCTGATTGAATCTCTTCGGGTTCGGTGAGATAAATCGGGACATGAATAAATTGGGTTGCTTTCTCATCTACTCTTAGAGTCTGTATTACTCTACTCAGATTGATAATACCTATATGGATTTCACCAACATAGGGAGAATCTACAATCTCGGCAGTATACAGAAGACCTCTTTTAGAAGCAAGCCCAGACTTATTAGCTGCCATAAGCATTGACTCTTGAGGTTCAATAAGAGGTTTAATACCTGATGGAATAAGGATTCTCCCTCCCGGATAAATCTGAATATCGGTTATGAAATTGGTAGTTGTATTTACTCCCAACACAAAATCTGGAGTAAAATGATTTGGAGATTGGTTTGCCTCAATTTGGATTAATTGTTGAGGGTCTAAGTTTCTTGGAATATAGAAATCCAAACCTGCATCACCTGCATTACCTCTCGAGGGAGTCTTTACGTCCCTTACTTTAATAAATCTGAATCTGTTCATAATATATTACATTCTTTTAAAAGTTGTCCAAAGGTTAATCCTCGTTGAGGAGTTACTCCAAGTGAATGACAGAACCTTTCTACGTCATATTCACCCTGCATAAACAAATCAGCAAGAACATCATCCTGCCGTACATAATAATTTGGGTTGTTAAGATATAACTTAAACATTGCCCATATCATTCTTAACTTACTGACCTTTCCCATTGCATTCTCTATAAAGTTCTCTAATACGTTTCTTGGGTACTTCGAATTTCTCAACTGTCTTTGAGATAATTTCTTTTCTGTCTTTCCCTTTCCGAATCAAGCCTCGGATGAATTTCTTGATACCAACCGTGTCTTCTAATACATCCAAATCTTTGTATTGATTCTTCTGTTCTAATTCTTTCCTTGTAATGTTCAAGTTCTGGGACATCTTGAACGCACATAGTTCTGAGTCTCCGCATAGTTTACATTCTTTAGTGGATAAATCATACCCAATACCAAAGCATGGGTCTCCATTACTTCCCAACTGAGAAATATCCAAAGGTGTTAGGATATCCTGCTTGGTTAAGTCGGGAAGCATTTGTTTTTTCTTTGCCATAATTAATCATCTATTTTTTTTTCTGTTAGTCTTATAGCTGAATCTCCAATCTTCAATTCCGACTCATACAGTGGTAAGTAGGAATGTCCAATTGCATTAATAAATAGTTTCCTGATATCACCCAAGTGTTGTGAGTAACGAGAATCAGTATAAGTTAGTACTCTAACCTGTAGCCCTGAACAGAAAAATAAATCAAAATATACCTTATATTCATTAGCCATTACCTGGATTGATTGTATATCTGATATCCATACCAGGGTAGTACAGTTAAAAACATGGAGAGGAGTTTGTTCCTCTCCGATTATCTTATCAATGAATTTCTTATATAACTTAGTAATCATAACTTTTGAGTGTTACATTTTGATATTTACAATGAGGACAAGTCCAATCCTTAGTATGCCAAGGACCTCTTAAATCCTTTATATCGCTTTCCTTGAATTTCTTCTTGCAATGATGACATTTGTATTTATATACATCGTAATCATACTGAGATGAATAGAGATAAAGTATTCCGATTATCACTCCCAGTACTGTTAGTATTAGTAGTAAGTATTCCATATCTTTTAATTTTAATGATTAATAATGCCCTATGTCCCTCTATTAGATTAATTACTTCCTCCTACCGGAAAAAGTAATTATCCATAGTACTTAATAGAACAGATTAAGTAAGGTATTCTCATAAAGAATGAATAGGATGATTCTTCCATATCTTCTCTAACAGAATAACTTTCAATTCTTGTTTTTGATAATACTGCTTCCTATGTTTACCATGCCTATTAAGATAAGGACCTGGATAATGTAAGTCATCAAGATAAACCTTTTTCTTTGAGGAATCTGTTCTAACCAAACGACCAAGGAACTGAATAGATTTTTCCTGGCTATCCATTGATGCTGCATTAAGTAAATACCTAAGCTTAGGGAAGTTTTTACCTCGAGCAATGATTGTAGTTGATACCAGGATATCAATCTTGCCTTCCCTAAAATCTTTCATTATTTGTTGTCTTATCTTTGAAGGAGTATCTACATGCACACAGGCAATATTATATTTACTTCCTAGCTTCTTTTTAAAGTATTTGCATAATTTCTCACAGTGTGCAATAAATTTACATACTACGAGTGCAGGATATCTACCTTGTTTAATATTCCATTTAAGTCTGGCATAAACCATCTTTCTGGCATATTTATTGAAGGTAATAGAATCATCATATACCTCCTTATAAGATACTTCTTCTGATTCCCAATTACCATACCAAGGTTTACTTGGTACCATCTTTACGATTGTACGAGTTGAATAACCTTTCTTGATAGAGTCCTTAAGTTTAAACTCTGCAAGTACTTTACCAAAGAATACTTCAAGATTCATATTCTTTACTTTGTCTTTTGCAAGCTTACTCATATAAATGGTACCAGATAACCCTATACGAACTCTGGTATTAAATAAACGAGTAAGTACATTTTGATATTGCTTACTACCTGCTTGGTCAGCCTCATCTACCAAAACCATATCTACCTTTGCCAATTCATTCTGATAAAATCTCATGTTACGAGAAATAGATTGAACCATGCCAATTGTAAAATTACTCCAGTTTAATACTTTACCTTGAACAAATGTAATCTGTTCTCCTGGAAGGTATTTCTTAAATTCATCTCTAGCTTGATTCAACCAGTCTGAGTCATTAGTTATTAGCAAAGTCTTTAACTGCTTCTTATAAGATAAGTAAAGAGACGACATAATAAGAGTTTTACCTGCATTAACAGTATAATCTAAAACACCAATCTGAAAAGGTACCTTACCTATCCGATTATTGATTACTGCTTTAACAGCCTTCTCTTGTTCTGGTCTTAATTTATATTCTCCTATCTTCGTAACAACTTTACTGACTTTAGGTAATGGTTGTCGCATATCTACAACTTTAGGTTTAATTCCATACTCAATACACTTTTCATATACTGCAGGAAGTAAACCTATCTTAAATTCACCATGCTTATTAATATAATGAATCTTACCGTCCCAGTTTTGCATACCTCTTTGCCTTGTACGTAAGTAGAAAGCATTTGGATGACGAATGGCAAACTCTGCATAGAGTTTCTGTGCGAACTTAAGAGGTAAGTCCAGTTCGCACATATTCCCATTCTGTATGATTATCCTACTCATTTGATAATTACAGTTACACCTTTCTTAGTATCATCTACGCCCATAGCTTCCTTGATAAGCTTAATGTGATGTTCTTCATCGGCAATTAACTTATTCAACAAATACATCACATCATCATAATCAGCCCGTTCACTATATAAGGCTAGACTATTCATAATTTTCTTATAATTGCCAATGGTCTCTATCTCAGAGTTCCAGGCAATCTTCAAAGCACTTTCAGGAGAAAAACCTATTTCCACTTTAGGGTAGATATCCATAACCGGATCCTGTTCATAAGGGTCTGCCTTTTGTAGAAAATCTGATAACTTGTCGTAGTGTCTCATTTCTACTAAACCAATACCAAGCATTAACTCTGCAATGGGTTCAAACCTTGACGACTGTTGAGTATACATAAGGATAGCACTAATCTCAGAGAAAGGTTTATCCTTTAGTGCATCCTTGAACATATTAACAATATCCTCTGGCCAAGGTTCGATATCCTTGAAATCAGGATAGTCTACCGACTGGTCCGAATACTTGAGTACATCGATAAAAGCATTAGCTGCATCCTCTACTCTGTTACCTAAAAATTTTAAAGCTTTCATAACTTTATGTTTTAATTATTAATTTTCTCCCAGAGTGAGCCTTCAACTTGAGGTTCCTCTAAGGATTTTTTATTCTTATTTTTATATAAATACTTATTATATCTTTCTACGGCTTTATCAGTATATAACTGAGCAATATCTGGTAAACCATTACACCATGCTAGAGATTCAAACTGAGCATCTATGAAATCCTTATAATCCCAACCTTCTTCCTCTAAGAATGCTGCTACATAAGCAAAGTGAACATACTTCTCTGGATTCTTTTCGTAGGACTCATATATACCAGTTGCCTTAGCAATCTTACTTACAAAGTAATCATGTACCTTAGCAGTGAGTTCTAAATCTGCTGACTGTAATTTAATCTCGGCTTCTGTTTGATTAGTAATATTATCCTGCATAGATATCAACCTTTGCATAATATTACGGTAATCGGTCATCCTCTTTAAACCAGTCTCAATATATTTAATAAACCCTTCTCGAGTATCAAATTTAAAATCCTCACAGAAGGTATTACATATCTCAGCAAGCTTTTTACATAAAGTCCATTCCCTTGTATTACTTTCGTTTATTTTACGAACTCCTCTATGCTTAAGCTTTATACGAGTAGCATATAATATATCGGCAACAAGGGAAGCATTACCCTTAGATGCTAGTAATATGTTAGTTACTTTCTTAGTTGTCCCTTTATTAGAAACAACCACTGCTCTAGTATTTATTGCCTCTTTTCGTGCAATAACAAAAAAAGCCTCAACTGGGAAGTTATCTACCTCTAAGGTATTTAATATTTCCTCAAATTGAGACTTAGTAATGTGAATACTGGGTTCTCTCATTTTATTCTATTACAAACTAAAACACCATTAATACAACCCTCGTTATTACTTATAGGGCATTTCTTTCCATAAAGGTTTTTAGTAGGAGAACCAAATGATACGTAGTATGAACCTCTATTTGTACCTACCCACCAAGTAACATTTTCTGGTAAATTTAAAGTATAATCTCTAATTTTACCATCAACCATCTCACATCTAAAAACCATATTCTTTCTTGGTTGAGGTTTCTCAAACCAACTCACAACTGGGAGGAAATATCCCATAACTAAAAGAGCAGCTAAAACTATTGAGGTCTTGACTACATAATCGATTATCTTCATATCATTAATATTTTAATTTATATATAATATAATAGGTAATCCTTACTCCAAAGAGTTTCGGATTTGAATTAAATCTTGATAACTTTGATACCTTGTTTGATATACTAACCTAAGTGTTTCCTTTCTCCCTAAATCGTTTACATCTTTTCCTTCTGGTAAAAACACCACCTTGACTTTTTTATAGGCAACAAGTTTGAGCGCAAGATTGATTGCGTATTTCTTGGCGTCTGGGTCCAGCAATATAATAAATCTTTCGCATGAGGATTTAAGTAGTTCATTGACTTGATATCCAGATATAGCTTTACCCATTGTGGCAATTCCCCTATCTCCAATAGTAAGGGCATTGAGTGCACCTTCACAGATGTATACCGACCTATACATCTCCAACGCATCATAATTAAATATGATAAATTCTTTGCCAACTCCGGTGATATCTTTGTTAGGGTTGTTATACCGAGGACCCTGCCCGATAACATTTCTCGCGTTATAATATCTAAGTTGTCCTCTGTAATAAAAGGGTATAATGAGGTACCCAAAGAAAGGTTCTTTTGTCGCATAGCCAACTCCATGCTTACACAATTCTGAGATGCTAAAGCCACGGCTTTTGACATATCCTCTAATGCTTTTCGCAACCTGTGAACTTCCCATTGAAAGGAGCCTAAAACTATCGGGAAGGTACAGGGGTTTAGCTTCGGCAAGTTCAACCTTTTCTTCTCTAAATTCAAGTTCATCAAATTTTCCACTGTTTAAGAAGTTAATTAATTCATGGTATGTTTCGAATCCTTCTATATCCATAACCAACTGTGAAGGATTCGGATGTTCATTACATCTGAAGCAATTGGTTCTATACATCGATAAGTTAACTCCCATTTTTAATTCCCTATGACAGTATGGGCATACTGGGAGTTTCATCCAGCCATGTTTATAATCAAATGCTCCAAGTCTTTTAATAAAGTAAGTCTTAAGTCTAGACTTAAACTGATTTGTTATTTTCATGGTCTCTAATTGCTTTACGAATTACCTTTCGGATTCTCTTTAAATCCTCAACGTCTAGATTACTGATAGAAGTTGTTTGCCAACCATTGTGGGATATTTCCAAAGCTAATCCATCAGTCCATCTGTCTTTTACTACTTCTACCTTTTTAGTTCTCATATATCTCCAGTTGTCCTTTCTCTTTTCTTGGAATCAGCATCAGGATTACCTTTCTTAAAAGATTCTTCAAGTTTCTTACCATATACTTCATCATAATTCTTTCTCTGTTCTTTAGTAAACTCTGTACATCTTTGCCTTTCTACATCGCATTTGAATAAAGCTCTACCAGAAGGAAGACCATCTCTTTGTACTACAATCTCAGAACGAAGGATATTATCTTTCTCTTCTTGCTCTGTACTGTTAAGACCCATTATAAATTGAGCATTACGTACAATTGCAATAGAACCAGATATATCATTCTCATCATACTTAGTTGCTTGGTGTTTCTTACCTTCACGAGTAATATGATGAGCGGTCCATACTATATCTAAATGTAAGTCTTCTGCTAAGTTCTGTAAGTCAATATATACATTTGAGATTCTATCGAAATCCTCTTTATCCTTTGCAATAGAAGCAAGCTTCCCTGCATAGTCAACCATCAATACCTTAATATCAATTCCCTGGCTCCTAAGAGTAAGTATCTTCTCCCTTATATAATTGCAGTCAGTAATCAATGCAGGTACTCTTTCAACGATTAATTCAACTCCAAACCTTGCAAGTTTCCTTAAATGCTTAGCCTCGAGTTTATCATAATCTCCAGTATATAATTCCTTCTTAGTTTTATTGATACTTGATTGAATGAAACGGTCCATGATTTGTTCTTGACCATTTTCTGTATCCACATAATAAACTGACTTCTTCATTCTAAGGTAACCTCTTGCAAGGTTTACCATGAAGAAAGTTTTCTTTGCTTTAGGTTTATCCAGAATTACATTAATTGATGCACCCGGGAATCCTCCTGCATTGGTTAAATCGTTAAGTTGCCTAAATGGGCATGGTACTACTGAGGGTTCTGCCTGTCTTTTAAACTGACGTTCAGTAACATCTCGAATCATGAATAAAGGTTCATCCTCCTGTTTAGGTCTACTCTTTTGTAGGACCTTCTCTACCTTTCTTGAATATTCTTCATATTGTTCGAAGTTATCTAAGTCGAATGAATCATTCAAATTCTTCATTTCAACATAGGTAGAGAACTGATAGATTTTCTCTTTAATATATTCCGAATCGGATAATTGAATTGAATAAAGGTTTTTGATAACCTTCTCGATGTTTGGGATATCGTCCTTAGTAACCAGGTCAACGTAGTTTTTAGATTCTAGCATTTCTCTGAGTACTTGTTTAAGGACATTCTGTGAAGGTATCTTTCTTTGCTTCTTAAAGTATTTAAGTATACCCTCACATATTAAGGAATGTTCGATAAGTACTAAGTAGCTTGGTTTTATTCTGCTTAGTACTAAACCTCCTTCCTTATCTTGAATAATGAACCTGAGAATCTCTAACTGAAAGTCAGGTGCAAAACTAAATTTAATTTTATTCTTTTTCATACATTATTATATTGCAATATTATATACTAATAGATTTTGATAGTCCTCATGTAGTTCTGAACTCATGTCCACAATATCTAGTCTTCTTATCCTCAGCCGTTCGGTGAAATTTTTTGATATTCTTATATTATATAAAATATATTTATTATATTTGCATAACGAAATACTTAAAGAATATGAGGAAATGTAATGGAAACAATGGTTCAGAGCTTCATAGATTAAAACCTATGCAGGATTATGATGAAGCAATGTTTAATCGGTTATACAAAGTTTGTAAGCCAGTTATTCGGAACCTTACCAAACAGATTGATTACAAAAGGTTTAACCTTACTCCAGATATAATATCTTCTTATTTCTGGGATAAAATGTTATTTGTTTTTAATAAGTACTACGGTACTTGTAGTGAAGAACATCTTAAAGCCAGAATCCTTTCTTCTCTTGCTACATTTAAGAATAAGCTTCTTCGATTTGCTTATGGAGAGATTGCAGAATACAATCAGAACCTATTCAAACTCGAAGACTTATTTGATAATGATAAAGAGTTAGAGGATGACGATGAAGAAGTTAAGGCTAAGGAAGAAATGCTTGAATTATTATATAAGTATATGAAAGAGAAGTTATCTCCAGATGCTTATATGGTATTTGAAGTATTACTTACTCCTCCCCCTTATATCAAGGAACGAATCAAAGATGGAGAAAGAATCACCAATATAATGTTGGTTGAGTTCTTTGATATGCCTAGAACTAAGAAGTCAGTTAAATACATAGGAGAACTCAAACAGGATATCCTATACTGGGAAGAGAAAGCTAAGGAAGAACTTCACTACTAAACACAAAAGAAAAGGGGCGTTTCCCAACGTCCCTCTCCCATAATTCATAAATTAAAAGTTCTTTGTCAACAATATAAGTAGTTAAGACATATTATTATAGTTTTATAATGTATGCCAGTACGTAGTAAGGTGGTCTATTTTCATGAGCTTGACCGCCACCTGATTTGTTGGTATCATGATTCCATAAGAAAACATAGGAGTTATCCGTATCAGTTTTATTACTACCAGCCAAATTACTACCTATCCACCGAGTACCATTAGCCGTAGCATAATTCTGACCAGCCTCTATAAAATAGGCATCATCAAAGTTATGGGCATGAGCAGGTAATTCTGTTTCAGCCAAGGTTACTTTTTCTTGACCACCAGTGTTACCAATCAGATTATAATCTTCTTTACCCGATGACCAACCTACAATGAATTTACCAGATAAGTCGGGTGTCTGTAAGTCTTCTACAATCTGCCCATTACATAAAGCCCAGCCTTCTGGTACAGAAACTCCATTCCACATTGCAATTAATCCTCTTGGTATATTAGCTCCGGCCATACTACCAAGCTTTTCGTCTATGTAACTCTTAATATCAAAGTTGGGGAATCCTTGCAATATCCGTAAGAGAGTTTCCATATTAGATTGTTGCATTCCATGGATAGCAGTATTATATTCTACTGGTTGAGGAAATTTACCTGCATACGGAACAATAGAATATTTCTCTACTGTGTTATCCATTGAGTTGGTACCTTGACCATATATACCAATCAATACCATTGAGGATTTGTCTACCAAACCCTGAGATACTGAAGCCATAGCTCTGTTCACTAGAGACTCATATGATAATTCATTATCTTCTAGTACGTTTGTTTTTGACAAGTTTCTAGTATCCTTAGGTGTTGGATATAATGGGTCTACGGATTTCTTGTACAGAGAATAGAATGAATTAGATTCATTCCAGAAAGCTCTGAACTGTACTGGGTTCTGTACTGGTTCTTCCAAAGGTGTATGGTAAGCAAATACAATCACATCCTCATTAGAACCCTTTGAGCCTTCAATATTAGGTATACTAATATTGGCACTATCTGAAATGTAGATTGTACCATCTCTTGCTATACAACCAAAGTTTGTATCTGGACCTTCACCAGAATCTGCTGCCTTAGTCATATACCTTGAAAGGATCATATCCTTTATTGATTGGTATGCCGGAGATGTAGGTTCTCCATTAGGTAAGAGAGTGATTGCATTGTTTACAATCGTTGCTGAGCCGAATCCACAGAATGGACCAATGCCTACGGGTGCAGCTATTGCTTCAGCTGCATCCTTAGACTTTATTATACCTTCATAATCAAAATACGTTTTCATAATGTATCTTCGTTATTGTTATTACTTTTATATTCTTTCGATTGGTTTTTCATATCTTGGAAAGCCTCTCCTACAGCCTTGAACTTGAAGGTTATTAATTTCCAAAAGATAGACCAGATACTGTACTTCTTTTCTACACCATGTAGAGTACAGATATGATTATAAATACTATCTATCTCGAAACAGTAACATAATACCATTACCGTTATAGATACAGTTATTGGATTTAATCCGTAAGGTTCTCCGATGGCTTTACCTATTACGGCACCCAGTAAGATGTAACACAAGTAATCAATGATTTTATTAAGAGTTCTTCTCCCGGCTCTAGATTTTCTTATTTCAATCTTCTTTGCCCTACTTGCAGATATACCAAACCAGAAGTCTGTAAGTATTAATACAAAGGCTAATAAAATCATCCACCTTAAATCAAAGATAATGGCATAACATTCAGAAGTGAATCCAATGATACCAGTTTTAAATAGTGTGTTAAAAGAGCTGCTTTCCATTTTGTTTATTCTATTTTAAGTGACCATTCTGTTCCTTCCGGAACTAATATATTAATGCCTTGTTCCGAAATATCATTGGATTCCCAAGTAAGTTCTGTCTTATCAACTACATCAAGTAGATTTACCAAGAAGACTGCTTTAACTGCAGGATTAGCTTTCACATAGAAAGTATGTTTACCTGGTAAGTTAGTGAAGAATTGATAAGGGCTTGGATGAACTACATCAGGAGCTGTCTCATATACAATATCTGAAACTTCTCCAGTATCTGAAGTACAGGTTACAATTGTAGATACTTCTTGTACATCCTTACTTAGTTCTGCACTTACTGGATTACAAGTTAGAGTATACTTAGGTATAACATCTTTAACCGTAAGATTTACTGCTGAACCTTGATAGTAAAATTCATAATTACCTGCTTTATCAAAAGTAATAAGGGTATTCGATTTATACTTCTCGGATGAACCATCTAATTCGATATCGGTTATTACACTACCACCATCTCCCCAACGTAAGTAGAATTGACAGTTCTTAGATTTGGTTAATTGATAACCTGCCTTGATGTATTTTCCTGCATCTACTGCAGCTTCTGAGTAAGCTTGTAGTTCATACCAATTATCATCAGTTTCATCTAAGGGTTCTAACCACAAGTAAGATTTAGGAGCAGGTACATATTCTAGTACTTCTACTTCTACAGACTTACTGGCATCTCCTATGGATTCAAATTTGTAACTACCAGCTTCATTGAATGTGTATTCTGTACTTCTACCATAATAGAAATCTGGACTAACTACGTAACGATCGGTTAATTCCGTAGTACCAAGTTTTACCCAAGTACCCTGGGTATTCTTCTTATAAATCGTTACATTAGTATCAAAATACCTACCTAAGCTTGCACTTTCAAAAGTAGAATAATAAATACCAGATGTAACCCAAAGATTAATTGAAGCAGAGCCTTGAGCATTTAGGTTTAATCGTTTATTAGATACACCTATACCATAAGTAATCGTATAACCCAATCTATAAGCTACTACAGTGCCATAATTACTTGTATTACCAGAATCATCTTTGGTACATCTGAATTGGAATGTACCAGTAGTAGTTGGTGCCCATCTTTGACCATTACGAACTAATATACCAGGGTCTGAAGTACATACTGCAATCAATTGGCTTGTATCTTCATTTGGGTCTGAAGAACGTATGGTTATCAAAGACTTCTCACCGTTGGTAAGATTAATGTTCCGGGGTTCACATAATACGGTGTAGTTAGTAGCAATAGCAGTTACGGTTAAGGTAACCTTCTTTGCTGGGAAGTCTGCAATAACCCATTCATAAGTACCTGCAGAAGTTATTTCCCAAACAGAACCAGAATCCTTAGTTTCATAGGTATTAAGTAACTGTACAGATACTGGTTTAATGTTACCTTGATAATTCATGTTTGCAGTTACTCTTACTTTAATTACAGGATTAGTACCAGTGATTACCAAGTTATCTGGGTCTGTTCCACCTTCTGTGATATCTGCATAAATGTGATAAGATTTAGTGTAGTATTCTAAACCTATATCTACATAAGTAGTTACTGAATTATCTCCTACGCTTCTAAAGTAATATCTTTGGTCACCCTTTCTTGCATAGAAGATAGAACCACTTTCGTATTTCTTTGAGCTCCATTTGTTCTCAGCTGGGTCATATCCAGTTACCTGATACCTTAAATCGGCATCATCATAATCCGATGTAACAGTTACTCTGATAGGTACTTCGGTTATATGCCCAGTTATAATCTTTGCAGGACTGATAAGTGGCTCAGCTACAATTCTATAATTATAAGCTAAGTCAAATCCATAAGCAATCTTCCCAGACACATTATAAGGCAAGAACCTATCGAACAGTTTATCGATTGATTGTTTGAAAGCTTTAAACTCTGGAGTAGGGGAAGTAAAGCCATGACCACTTATAGATATATCTACCTCTATACATTGAGCACAACCATAAATCTTATCATAGTTGTATTTATCGTACTGAGAATAATCTGTATCATATAATGGGTCTACCTTTTCCCATTTATCCATTGCTCCATCGGTTGGGTCTGTAATTGTACAAGTTAACCCATACATATTGAAAAGAATTTCGAAGAACTTTCTTGAGCCACGAATCTTAAGTAATGAGATTGAATACTTTAAGATAGTTCGAATCTGTTCATCGCTTAAGTTAGGAACTCCCTTGTGTTCTCCGGTTCTAGCAAATGGCAATGCTCCCAAGAACTCCCAGAGGTAGTTTAAATACCTCTGCTGAGTTTTATCAATATCGATTATATCTAGAATATTATCAATATCTTTAGTTATATCTTCTTGGAAATAGTTACCACAAATTTCTAGAAATCTTTCTAATATGCCCTTACCGTCGACTTTATAAGTATCTTGCTCTTTAAATTCGAAAGGTAAGAAATCAATTAGGTTTTTAAGATTTATCATACTATTTCGTTTACTTTAAGTGTTAACTGACTTGAGTCTTCGAATACTGGAATATTATAACCTGGGTCTGTATAATCCCTGTTTGGTTCTGCAATGGTTATGGTATATCTAAATCCAGATTGATAACCGTTGTCCTGTATATCCAATGCAAATACAAACCCATTTATAGTATCTCGAATCTGTGTAGTCTTACCTACTTGGCCATCATAAGAAAAGCCTCCCTTAACTGAACGTACTGTAAACTGAGTACCTGAAGAGAAAGAGATAAAGTAAGACATACTACCATTAGCCTCATCCAATTGGAATTGACCAAGGATTAATTCCTTGTTACCGTATACAGTAGTAGGCCAAGGTTTAGTATAGAACTTCTTCAAGTGTAAATAATCTACTGATTCAAGATTATCTATGAGTGCATAGATATCAGAGATTCTTACGCTGCCTCCAATGTCTGAGGCTTCCGGAGAATAAGCATTAAATAATGCACTGAGAATTTGTGATTGTATCTCCGAAGTTTTATAAGACTTCTTTCCAGTAACCTCTACATCCAGGATAAGGTTTACCTTACCTGCAGACTTAACTGTTAACCAAGTAGTAAGTGGTGAGTTCTGGTGTAATACATCATATACCTTTTGAATCATATTAGAGTCGGCAGTAGCCCCATTATCTGGAGATATATAAACGATTAGTTTTCTACCACATTCATATTCTGCTTTTGCCTTACTAACTCCATCAACCAATTTAGCTAAGTCTATGAAGTCCTGTTTGGTAATTGCTACTCCCATAGTCTTTACACTCAAAGGTATATGTTCCTTGAGCATACTGAAATTTTCGTATGATGAACCTCCACCTGCAGTATAAGTATTAGATACCGTAGCATCTGTTACTGATGAAGATATAACTGTTGGTACAGAAGTAATTGTACCAGACTTTACATTACCATTGATACCAGTAGTAAGATAGAACTTAACATCTGATATCTTAGCATTAGCTGCAGGCTTCTGTCCATACTTACCATCACCAAATAGTATGTAAGGATTTAAAGCTTCATCCATAGTAACCATGAAATGCTTATCGGTTGGTTTTGAGTAAGCAAATGTATTTACTAATACCCAAGATTCTCCACCAATCTTCATACTCATAGTTCCATGTTCGTAATACTTACCATTGGGTAATGTACCAAGAGTAATAGTTACCCTTTCATCTGAAGGTATAACCATTCCGTTTATCTGGCTTTCTGTATATAATTCGTGTTGTACAACTGGAACTTTACAAGTAGTTACATTAGCATACCAAGTTACGTCTCTAGATGATAACCATTTGTTACCATTAGAATCTGTAAATAAAGTTCCAGAAGGTATAGTTAACTTAGCACCAATAGAATCTCCGGATACATCCCGGGATACTACCAAATCTACTGATGCTGCAATAGCACCTCTTGCATGATAATCTACCAAAGCTCCATGCCTAACTACTGAACTGTATTTACGAGCAGTAGGTAAGAAGGATTCCCTTGCCATATTATCAAGGTAATAGTGAAGAACTTCGGCAATTGCCGCAAACAATGAAAGGATAATGATTAAGATATTTCCTTCCGAGTAATCAGTTACGAGTACATTGCCATCTTTGTCTTTGATATTCGTAAGTGATTCTATCAGCTTGGCCTTAATCTGTTGGTAAGACCTCTGATAAGGGTTGAGCCATTTATTAGTGATTCCCATATTAATAAGAGTTTAATGAATTTTCATTTTTATCGTAGGTCAGGTACAGGTACTGACTAGTAGAAGTTTCATTAACTACATAATGAACTTCTATGTTTATTTTAGCACCTTGTCTAGAAACAGTAATACCTTTAAAGGTAATCCTTTGTTCCCATGCACCAATTGAGCTTTTAATAAACTCTTTAATAATAAAACTTAGGGCTTGTGTATTTGGCTCCTCTATACATTCCCATAGGCGATTCCCAAAGTTTTCCTGTCGAAATCGTTGTCCTATTAAATAATACATTATAGAGCTTATATTATTTCTTACCAAAGCCATATCACCATTAACGGGATACCAACCTGTTTCACCGTTTTCGTTTCTTGTAAGTTGAATAGGGAATATCATACCCTTTCCAACAATATTAGTAAGATAGTTATCCATTAGTGTATACATTTAGTGTCCTCATAATCTTCTTGTTTGAAAGTAGAGAACGATTGACTTGCTTGAGTTACAGTAGGACCTGAAGAACCCGGTCCAGTAGTTACACCAGAGTGTACATGAGAATTGAATAAAGCTCTTAGAGTTTCCAGTTCTTTAATGGTGTTATTGAGTTTCTCGGTTAGTTCTTTGATATTAACTACTCCTTGATTCTCTCCTTTATTTAAGATTACTGTATCTCCAGAACCTACACTTACATCGCCTTGTGCTTGAATAGAAATGTTTCCTTTAGCAGCAATGCCCACATCTCCATTTATATAAACCGTTAGCTTTCCATTATCATCATCAAGTACCATTACATTCCCTTCTGGAGTTATAATACCCATTTTATTAGGACCATCCAAAGGGTCTGGTATTTGTTGTAGCCCCCAACCATGGTATTCCCATAAAGGTTTAGTTGGGTCTCCAAATTCGAATGTGACAAATACTATATCTCCAACTTTGGGAGCAAGATACTTGAACCCATTGTTGATAGAACCGTGTTGGCCCTTTGCATAAGCCCATGTAATAATCCCACCCATGACCTCTGGACAGCATATTTTAATACGGTTCATATGTTTCTCCGTATCATTATTATCTACCACTATGCCACGGTAGATAGAGTAGTATCTACCTAAACCTTCGATACCCTCTTCTGTTAATAGTTTAGCTGTTGAGTACATTATTTCTTGTTGGATTTATATCGTTCATAAGCTTTCATTGCCCAATTAAACTCATCAAAGTTATACCTTTCTTTCATAGAAGGAGTAACCTTCGATTGGTCTGCCTTTACCACATTAGTCTTACCATAGAGTGCAGTACCGTTTGAAGTTACTACTGTACCTTCTGTACGAACTGTACCTGCAGCCAGAGCTTTTGGGTCTTTAGCATTTATCTCATCATAATAGAATTTATTCTGTAAGAACTCTCCTGCACCTTTCTTATCAATAATTCTACCCTTATCATCCATGAATCTTTCTACAAAGTATACTACTTCATTGTAGGTAAAGTCATGTACAATATCAGAAGCATTAGAGATATTCTTTTTGTTCTTACCGAAATCGGTTTTAGCAGAGTCTTTAGCATCATTGCTTACAATATCCTGAGTACTGAGTTGAGTCATGGATGTAGTTTGTCCATCTCTTGCATTATTCTTAATCAAATCAAGAGTACAAAGATAACCCTGACCAGCATCCATTGAATGTTGTACCGACTTAATATACCAAAAGCCTGACCACCTTTTTCCAACGTTATCAAGATATATTACCTGAGAAGATTGTAAGGAGGGTCTACCTACTACGGTCATTTGGCATACTAATTTTCTTTCCGATATCTTAAGACCACCATTAGCATTAGCATTCATTGCCCAAGTAACTTTATCTGCTCCGCCATATCTACCAAAGAGATTATGATACAATTTATAGATTGGTACTAAGTAGGGTACCTTCTTCATTCTTCGTATCTTAACCTTAGCTTTAACCTTTCGAGTCATAGTGGGTGTAGTAACTCCATCACCAGAATAATCTAATTTATAGGTATCAGGATACACCCTAATACAGGGATCTTTTTCCATTGCAGATATACCTCTCTGAGATTGTTCATTAGCTGAAGCAATCCTATATTTATTGCCTCGAGTATCTCTAATGTCAATCATATGAAGAGGTGTCATACCCTCTGGGTCATACTCTCTTGGGTCTACCCATTCTTCTGCAAGGTATTCCATTTTATATTCTCCAGTAAATAAGTATCTTTCGTTTTCTAGTAATTGCCTAAGATTACTTTCCAACTCTTTACCGTTCTTAGAGTTCTTCAGGATTTGCTGAATAGCCCTTTTCTTATCGTTCGGTAAATTATTTACTGCAGTATTAATGGCTTCCCTATATTGCTCTGTACTTAAGTTATCCAATGCTTCTTGTTTACCTGCATTATAAGCAACATAAGGTTTCTGAGAACCATACTCTTTTATTGCAGAACTAAATTTATTTACTTTAGCTTCATACTGTTTATGGCTAGCTATTATTTCCGGAGATACAGTAATAGGATGAGGATGTCCCATCCCAAAATTCTGTCCAGTTTTATAATCCCATTGAGGTACTACTTCGATATTATCTTGAGGAGATTTAAAGGGTTTGAATAAAGATATTTCTTCTTTCTCCCTTTCTGGTTCTGTAGTATCTGTAGAGCCAACAATTAAACCCTTATCCTCTGGGTCTAAAGCCTGAGTTAATTGAGCCTTTACCCTTTTAGTTATCTTCTGCATGGCAAATGATACTCTGAGTACCTCACCATTTTCATTTTGATATATGTAAGTATATTCTGGTTCTTGAGTAAACTTACGATTGTGTATGTATATTACACCATCCCGAGAGTCAATATACCAAGGACCATTTGCATACCCTTTCATCTTTTGCTCTAATTGAACTAAGATGTTATTCCCTATTAATCCTAAGTCACTATCTATCAATGACTTTAAATCACTGGGCATAGCTACTTGAGCTACTCCACTAAACCGGTTAGCGTAAAGTATCTTTCCAGTAGTAGTTCGACTTTGTTCTGTCGGGACCTGTAGTGACTCGTAAACTTTATTACTTATTACTTGTTTATCCATTACTGAAATATTTCTATGATTACGCCTATATCATTGTTACACCCATTATCCAAGAAGTTGGATAAACTGTGTTCCGATAAATCTGAATGAGTGTAAGGTGGTTGGAATCTTAAATCCCCAACGGTATCTATACACTTAATCGTCACATGAGTACCAGTAGAATCGAATACACAATCCAAATCTCTAACCTTAATACTTCGTATAGGGCTAGAGATAAATTGACCATCTGGGTATATGTATCCCCACTGAAGATAAATAATTGAGCTTTCCTGGAGGTCTTCAATATCTACTGTATCGGGGTCTCCAGTATCAAATGTAATGGTAGCTAAGTTCTCTTTCTCCTCATCATATTTGTAGCTCCAATTACTTATATAAGCGCCAAGAGGTATGCCAGTAATGGGATTCATTATAGGCATACCTCCAGAATTGAACAGAGCCATATAAGGTGTTGCTGTTCCATTATAAAGTATTGGTTGGTTAGGTTTTCTAATTTCAGCCATACATTGGTATTCTTAAAATTTGATAAGGTTCTAATTCTTGAAAAGGGTTCAAGATATTATTAGCTTCGGCAATCAGATACCACTTACCAGAATCACCATAATAACGATAGGCAATATTCTGTATAGTTTCTCCATCTAATACAGTATGTTGTTTATCACTATCAGTGTAAGGAACGTTTGGAGGAGTTACCTCTAAAGAATAATCTCCTTCATCATACTTAAGAGCAATGGCTCCATCATAGGGACTTGCTCCTGTTAGGTATTGATTTAAGTCTATCATATCTGTATTCCTTTCGTATTCTTTAAGTCTTCTTCAGTTACAATATCTTGATAAGATAAATTGTAAGCACTTACTCTCTTGAAGATTAATTCCTGGGTTGCAGCTGCAGGCAATAACTTTAAATCCTCGATTGTACTTGACTTACCTGCTACTCTAGTCCTAGAAGCATTCCTAAAGTTATTCAGAGTATAAGTTGCAGATGTAAGAATGTATTGATGATTATCAAATATACCAGAACTACCCCATTCGATTTTTAGAATGGGAGGACTTGCTTGATAAGCATTTGCTTTAGTCCACATTTCCAATAGTCGGCATTTAGTAATTACCTCTTTTGGATTATCCGGGTCATTACAAAACCAAGATACATTGAATTGAATTATATCCTCACTACCAGTAAAGTGATACATAGGAGTATTACGTCCCATAGATTTAATTGTTGCCCAAGTAGTTTCTCCTCGGAAATCAATGGAAGGCGGTCTGTTCTGAAGAGTAATATATTGGTATGGGCTAGCAGTAAGATTATAAATCACTACCTGATTCATACTTCTTACCTCCGGCATTACCAAGAAGAGTTCTTTATTCTTCGTAACATTCTGACCTTTAGCTGGGTCCATTTCTTCGTATCCGAAAGGAACTCCACCCTCTACTTGGTGTTTTAATTCCATCCGATATTGAGTCTGAATCCTTTGGTTTAACTTAGGATTCTTAGAAGTTGCTCTTGGTCCGAATGGATTATTAGGGTCATAGATTTTACCCTTATCTGCAGTATCCTTAGGCAAGGTAGAAGTTGCTCTGTTGAGATAAATCCTTGCTCTCCAAAGTTTATTCAGAGGACCAGTAAGAACTCCTGCAGAATCTCTTGTGAGGTCATTGTATTTTTCAACAACCCCACCTGCTATTTGGTTTAATATTCTTGCCATGATTGTTTAGTTTAATCCCAATGATATACCAGTAAAATCTTGTTGACCACCAGGAGCAAAGTCTCCAGCTTCGTTTCCATCTACCGATATATTAATTCTTGAATCCTTAAATCCATCTCTGATTGCACCTCTAACCGCATCAATAAATGCTTGTTGGTTTCTGTCTTGAATAGAAGCTTTGGTTTCTTCAGAGTTTAATGCAGCAGTGTTATTATCTACAGAACTTGTAAGACCACCTATTACTTCGATTAATGCAGGGATAGCTATAGAAGCTAGTAGTCCCCAAGGCCCACCTAAGAATCCTAAAAGTCTACCACCAAGTAATCTAGCACCAAATCCCATAGCACCTTTCTTAGCAATCTGTTGGCCTGCAGTTTTAGTTACGGTTTTCGTAGTAGAACCTATAGCTGCACCTAAAGCAATATCCCTTGATACTCTTTTACCACTGCTGTCTCTATAGTAAGTTCTACCTCTTTTATCCTTACCCATAAACATACCATTTGCTAAAGCTATACTACTACCCATACTTAAATTTTTAGAAGCAACCGTAGACATCATCATCATATATATATTTCTTAGATGACCCTCGAGTATGGTAGCTTGAACATTAGTTCTTACCATACCTTCTGCCATACCATTAGTCTCTGTAGTAGCTAAAGCTTGGAAAGTACCAATCATTTTAATTGTACCTTGAATAAACTTAAAGCCTTGATATAAAGTACCTACTACTGCACCAGTTGCAACTACCTTTACCAAGAACTTACCTGCCCAAGTTTCTTGAATACTGTTAATAATCTTTAGGATACCAGAACCTAATTTAAGTACTGGGCTAAATACTTCGGCAAGAGTAGAACCTGCAGTTACAATAAAGTTCTCCCAGTTTGATTTGAACTGTTCAATAATACCAGCAGGAGTTTGTAATCTCTCTTGGGTTAAGTTTTCTACTGTACCCTTTGCACCTGCAACCTTATCCATAAGTTCTGTAAGCTTATTAGCTCCAGTCCAGTAATCTTGAAGTAAAGCTGAGGCAGCTCTTGTACCTCGAACTCCAAAGATATTGAACAAAGCAGAGGATACTCCGATACCCGATTTACCTCTAAGTTTCTCACCAAGTATAGATATAATCTTATCTAATCTCAAAAGATTACCGGAGGCATCTACTAGAGACTTTGGGTCTATACCTAAAGATTTCAGCATCTCACCACCTCCCTTTTTCTGCCCGGTTACGGAAAGAGTTAAATAACGCATCATGTTTGCTAATGCAGTACCTGCTGATGAAGCTTGGATACCTTGGTTACCAAGTACTCCAATGGCTGCAGCTGCATCACCCATGCTAATTTTAGCATTTCGAAATTCTGCTCCTGAATATTGGAAAGATTGGGCAAGGTCTGTTAGAGAAATATTTGCAGAGGTTACTGCAGTTGCCAATTGGTCTACTACTTGAGTAGCATTTTGTGAAGGTATATTGAAGGTCTGCATGATGTTAGTCATCAAGTCAGCAACTCCACCTTTCTGACCAAGAGGCATACTGAAGATAGAAGCTAGCTTAGCTGCAGGGCCAATCATTCTTTCGATTTGCTCCACATTGTTACCAGCCATTGCCAAGTACCTTTCGCCTGATGCAATATCTGCAGCAGTAAGAGGAGTTACCTCATTGACTTCTTTGGCTACTTGCATTAGCCTTGCCTGTTGAGCAGCATTAGCTCCAGACATTTTAGAAGCTAAGAATACTTGGTCGTATACTCCTGCAGAATATTGGTAGGCCCTTGCCATACCTCCAACCAATTCTTTTCCAAACTCAAAAGCATTAGAAGTTGACATTTGAATACCTCGATTCCAGGTATTCATATCGTTCATCATTGTTCTAAATGAGTTCGATATTCTGCCAGCCTCATTAGAGAATCGGTCTCTTAATACCATTGCAACACCGACCTCGACTAAGCTTCTTCTGTCTATCATTTTCTAGTTTTCTTTTTTAAGTTTTCATAATACTCATCGGCTATATCCTTAAATCTTTTCCTTTCTCGATACGGAAGACGCAAAAAGCTGAGATAGTCAATGGCTACCTCAGCTCTACATATATAAGTGAATGTACCTGGGTGGTCTACGCTTCCGTCAGGTAGAAAAAAGTCGGTGAAAGCATTATAGGATATTTATCAATTCTTCCAGGTATACTTGGATGTTCTACATCGGTGTTACCATCGAAGACTGGGTCATATTCAAATATTGTTTTACGAATCTCTGCAATGTCTCTTACTGAGAATAAATGGAAGCTTTCTACCTTTTCCCATTTACCATCAATCTGAAGGTGTAAGTTCCTTGCAATTAATGCAGCATTACGAGTTTGTTTTTCTACTGGCAAAGTAACCAACATTCTTTCTCCTGCACCAGTAAGCAAATCAAATTTAACTACCTTACCTGAAGATAGAGTTACTTCGTAATCGGTAAGCTTACCTTGTTCTGGATAATAAGGGATAGCGTTTGGTTTTTCGGCCAATTCCTTTTCTGTAGGAAATTCTCCATAGTTATCGAATAACATCTCGCTTAAGGATTGACCGTAAGTTTGTACTCCGCCTTCTTGGCCCCAATCATATTCAAATTCTACTTCATCACCAAGTGAGAAGATTCTTGATTGGAATAAGATACAGTATCTGTCATTCAAAGGGATACGGTCTGCATCCTCTACCGTTAATCTACGATTAGGAGTAAAGTCGGTATCAACTACAATTGCCTGAATGAACTTAGTAAGGTTCATAAGGTTTCTTACATCCATAGGATTAGATAAGATATCCTCATCTGCACCATTCTGTTCCCGGATTGAGAATTTATAACCTGCTGGGGTTATAAATTCATGTGTTCTACAATTTAATTCCATGTTTAAAATAAGTTATTTGGTTATACTTTAGTTCATAGTGTTCGCTATAACAACAAGAAAGGGGTGAGCCCTTTCTAGGAATCCCACCCCTCCCACCTAAAAATCTTAGTGAAAATAGACTAAGCGTTTTTAATACTTATCTACGGTACCTACTGAGAATTCGATACTTTCGATAGTGTTCTCTGAAGCCATTCTGTCCAGGTCTAAACCTGTAATCTTACATGGCCATACCTCTTCGAAGAGGTGGGTGTTAAGTACGGAAACTCCATCTTCAGCAAGTTCATTTACGATTACATTTTCCCAGTATTGGCTTGGTACCAAGCCTCCACCTGCAATCATATCTTGGCATGAATAAAGCCAATCATGAAGCCATGTATCTGAACCTGCAGTAGTTAAAAGTTTACCTACTACTAAGTTACCTACCGTAACTCTACCGGCAGTTTTAACGTCCCGGTTAACGTCTCCATGAGCAACCTGGTCAATCTCTACATCTGGCAAAGTACAAGTTTGGAACAGATAGGTATTGATTGGGTGCTTAGGGAATGTGATACTCCAAAGGAATTTCTTTCTTGGATTCTTTACTTTTGCTCCCATGTTTTCTTAATTTTATTCGTTAACGTCCTGAATAGATACGGACTTAGATGCTTGGTCAATATAGATACCCATAGTGATTTCTTGCATTGGAACGATATCCTTGAATTTCAGGATTGCTTTGTATTTACCTTGACGAACATCGGCTTCATTGTTTACCGATAAGTCATTGTACGAGTTAGCGTCTTGGTCACCCATCCAGGTGTATTCAGACATGGCATCTTCATCTACCAAGTTATCCAGCATTGGTTTAACTTCTAGATAAATCTTATTCCAGGTGTTCCAGATATTTGGTTCTTCCAAATACTTTTCTAGAATAGGTCTAAGATTCTTTTTGAGATACAGATTCAATCTTACAATTGCAAGGAATCTTTCTGAATCTTGTTTTACCTGAGAAGAGAAACAATGCCACAGCAAAGTTTGTTTACCTTGGTTAGGAACATCCTTAATACAGATTATGTTTGCATAATTCTGTGCCAATTCGTTAAGTTCCTTAGTTCTTGAAGGAGAACCATAGTTCGGGCATACCGGACCATTACCGTCATAGATAATACCACGATTCATACCAGCAAAGGATTTCCAAGGTCCGAATTGAGAAGCAGAAGCATCTCCCAATCCTGCAATGGTACCAAGAACATCGGAGTCTACCAAGTTACCGTCAGCATTGTAGTATTTAATACCACCACCAAAGTAAGCAACATACTTACTGTTACCTACAGTACCAAGGCAAGTCTGAATCCAAGTAATGATTGATTTCAAATCTCTTGGTTGGTCACCTTGAGTATAGTGAGTAGTATATTTTGGTACTTCAATGTAGTAGGTATATTCTTGCAGTTCCTTAACCATATCTACTGCAGCTTTGTGTACCTTAAGTACATCGGCAGCAGCCTCAAGATGTTGGTCGATATGTGAACAGAAGATTTGGTATACATCTACGTAATCCTTAACGAATTCCAGAGAAGCAATCCACTCGTCTGCAGTAGGAGTACTACCAGCACTACCAATAGTACCATTCAATTTTACTCCATCAGCAGGGATAGCAGCACCATTGAGTTTGATATCGATTGGGTTTCTTGTTCCATCTACATCGTCAGTTAACCATTTGATGAAGTTATTCCAAGATTTGATATTCTCTGTCTTTTCAGTTAATACCGGAACGATATATTCTGAGTTCTTTGCAAATGCACTTAAAGCAAGGTAGTCTACAGAAGTATCGTTGTTATCATCTGCAGTTTTGTAAGTTACTACAGGACCTTGTTCAAGTACCTGGCCATTAGCACTGATTACTTGGTAGTAAACTGTGTTAGCCTGTTTGTAGATATTCACAGAGAAAGTTTCAGCACTACCAACTGGGTCTCCATAACCTTTGGTTACTAAGCCAAAGCCAACAGCAACTGAACCAGAAGTGAACTTGAAAAGAGTAGAAGCAGTTGGTTCCTCTGGAGTTGCAGATGCTACTACTGGAGAACCATCTTCAGCAGCCTTAGGAGCAGATGCAGCTTTAGCTCTTGTTGCAGCAGATACTACACCTTTGGTTGCACCCTTACCAAGTACACGAATAATACGAAGCTTAGAACCACCATTGAAAGCCTTTTCGATGTTTGATACAGAACCATCTGGTACTATCTCAGAACCAAAGACTCTTTGGAATTGAGAGAAAGATTGGATAAGTTCTGAGGGGTCATCATATGGACCTTTAGTAGTTCTAGCCAATACACATGAAACTCCTAACATAGGAGTAGTTTGAAGAACGTTATCGTTCTTAAACTCGAAATTTACAGATGGTGAATTAGGCATATTTATACTAATTAAGTTAATTACTCATTTATTTAATACCCTCTAGTATTGAGCTATTTTACGTTAAGGTTAAGTAAATCTGACTCTTGCTTTTCGGTTAGTCCCATCAATACGGATATATCTTGAATTGGTACAAGTTCACCTTCTTCAGCAAGTCTCTCAGGTAATATACCATCCTTACAAGTATACTGATATACCTTTTCAAGTAGACCATGATTCTCGTCCGGGTGGTCATAGTAATTACCTATTTCTATAAATAGGTTTCCGGTTGGTGCTACCTTACCATCTTCCCATTCTTCTAAGTTATTATAATAAGGTCTTACGTATCCACGAGAAGGTAATGCTTCATACATAATATTATGAAGCAACCTCATATCGGCTTGAGTATTAGATACCAGATGAATATCTAGAGTTATATCTTTTGTTTCGTATGGAAATTCTGATGCTTGGTAATTCCCACCCTCTAGTTTATCACCAATGATATATTTGTTCACACCTATATCACCATTATAGAACCCTTGTAGTTCAATAGTAATTCTAGGGCATGTCTTTGCACCCTTAACCTGATTGTTACCTATACCATATATGGGAATGAATTTAGGCATAGCATCTTTATCTGCCTGGAATCTCTTTTCATTCTCCTGTGATAAAGGTAAGTAATCTTCGGGGTTAAGAGTTAAACCTTTCTTAAGTGCCGTTTGTAATAGGCAAATATAAAAGGTTCTTTCTACGATTTCTTCTGTATTTACCATATTATATAAGTTGAATCATTAGCATGGTATTCATGATATAAGTACCACCATCACTAAATACGCATTCCCAATTTATGGATGTAGCATTGAAAAAGATACCTGCATCTTTCCTCATATGACAGGTAGCACTAAAACTACCCTGGTAAGTATTAGCTATACTGCCATAGTTACTAAACCATGTATAGGTATTAATACCACTCCCACCATTGTTTGAACTTTTAGTTTCACCAATCGAAGGTATTTTAAATCCCATAATCTCCTCTGAAACTTGGGTTCCTTCTACTAACTTAGCTCTATAACCAGTCATGGTAAAACCTGCTGAACCCTCCCAAGCATTAGGACCTTGGTCTTTAGGTACACCCATATTAATATTGGGAGGGTCTACATGATATCTATAAGATATTTCTCCAGCTGCCTGAGTTACCGTTACAGTTTTAGTTAAACCACCCACTTGCTTGATAGTTAGAGTTCCACTAAGAAGTTGTTCAGTAGTATTCTTAGAAGTAATGGATACCTCTAGAGTCTTTTCTTCATTATCTGTAAATCTTAGTCCAGCAGTAAATGGTGGTTCCTCTGGGAATTCTGCCGTAACCTCTACATTCTCCCAATCTCCTTGGGGTGTACCATTAATCATTTCTCTACGTTGAGAAGTGATTACCAAAGTATCAGAGCCACCCTTACCCAATATGTTTATAGCTTCCTTATCTACTTCTAATTTGTATTCGTAGTTAAGGCTGCCTTTCTTTTGAATAAGATTTACAGTCTTAGGTACTCCATTAACTGTAATGGTAAGGATGGCTTTTTTATCTGCTTCTGTATCATTCACTTTTAATGGATGTACCATTACGAGTGCAGGACCAGTACCAGATGTTTTATCTGCTTCAAAATCTGCCATTACTTTGTATATTTTCTAAGTTCTTTTCTTAATTGATTTCGTATCTCTTTCTCTAAAACCTTGTTTCCACCTGCAGCTTCAAAAGCTGGTTGCCATAAAGGACGAGGTGGAAGATTACCATCTCTACTACCATACTCCAACATGATAGCAATTTGGTTAAGTGTTTTTCGAGAAGTTCTACCAGAGTATGTTATCTTCCTTAATCCTGGAGGAAGACCAACAAAGGTTCTATCTTTCTGAGTTACCATTGTAACTGACCTTGCATATTGACCGGTAAGGTTTAATAAGGTATGTGCTCCATACTTCTTAAGAGTAGCCGTAGCATGAGGAGGCCAAGAAACTTTGGAACCAGGTGGAGGTAGACCATTATTTAAACTACGTCTTACTATACGAAGAAGTTGATTACCAAACTTCCTAGTACCTAACTCATATCCGAGCTTCATGATACTTGGAGTCTTGGCAATCAACCTCTCAGCCTGACGTTGTTTAACAGGGTCTACATAAATCTGAATATCACATAGATTATTCGAGAGGTTTATGTTAACCTTTCTGCTTGCCATCTTTATTCTTATTTAATCCCAACTCACTGGCAATTTTCATAAGAATATCTTGTTGCATGGATAACTTCTCTGCTACCTCAGATTTAAAAGCCTCGAACTCTTCTTGCTTGTAAGCCTGAGCTGGTTGTTGCTGAGGAGTTAACATGCCTTCAATGGTATGGTAGATGTTATCACATTCAGTAACTACTGCCTCATATTTCTCTCGGTTATTGAGGATATTTACAGCAGTAGTCCTTTGGATATTTACTTCGTTTACGATATTGCGTAAGTCGGTAGTGTAATAAACATTATTATAAATACCCTCTGCAGCATCTGTAGGAAGGTATATAGTCACCGCAGATACAGAGTCTTGAATAGAGATTTCTGTATTTGCTGTAAAGCTTCCATCTGGGCCAGTAGCTCTTGGTTTGCTCTCACCAACTTTTAATACTTTAGCGGTATCAAAGATTGGATACCCAGAACGTCTGTCTCTCTCTAAGGTGTATATGGTATCACCTTTCTGCAATTTAGAAAAAATCAAATCTTCCATGTTCATCTTTTATTAATTAAGTTTAAACCAAATGATACTGCACCTGGATTCCTTTGCATAAAGTCTACCAGGTTTAAGAATTGATAGTATCCAAATTGGTCAATGAGTGACTGTGCTTTATTTGCTACTTCCTTTGCTATCTCTGCATTGGGAGCAGGCAATGTAAGTTGAATAGTAAAATCTTTTAGTTGATTTCCATTGGTTGGTTCTTTCTTAATCTCTTCACTTTCCATATCGTTTTATCTTTAGGTGGGTATAAACGAAAAAAGGAGTACACCTATGTAAGATGCACTCCTTCCTAATCTGGCTTACGTAATGACGACGGTCATTATTAAGCCGGGGTTGTGGATGTAGTCTTAAGAGCTGCAACTACTGACTGGATAATGTTCTGGTCTCTCTGAGCATCTACTACTTGGTTGAGACGGGCAATTTCCTGGTCTTTAGCAGTGTTCTCGATAAGACACTTGATTTCCTGTTGGCCATTCTTGAGGTCACAGCAGCAACGTTCAAGTTGAAGAGCCAATTCGGACTTCACTTCTTTAATCAAACCTTTAGTTTCGCAGCAGCAATTCTGTTGTTCATGTTCCATCTGGCAAAGACGGTCCATAACACGATTGAAGCCTGCTCCCATTTGGTCACGAGAATCCCGGATATCGGAATTGGTTTTGTATCCCAAATCACAAAGTCCTCTTTCCGTTGTGAAACGATTGTTAAGGATTTCTCTACCAACACCAGCAACATCTTTTGCAACTCCGCTGATTTCCTGAGTTACTCCTCTAGCAGCATCAGAAATATCTTTATAGATACCTGCCTTTGCTTCCTGAACAGTAGACTCTACTTTCTGAATGTCAGCTTTAGTGTCATTGATTTTGTCCCATACAGAAACTGCAGCAGCACCAAAGCCACCACCTACCAATGCACCACCGACTGCACCCCAACCGGAGCCCCAGCCTGAATTGCGTCCATTACAACAGCAACCATCATTACAACCGCGGTCAGCGACGATTACGCCCTCACCACCAGATTTAACTTCTACTCCCCTAATTTTTGAGTTTTAAGTTGTTAAACATAAATTTGATTTTTAAAGTTATTCGTATATGGCCATATACATTAATAATGCTATAGTATCGTATTATTACTAATACAGAGACTTACCCATAGATTACTTCAAAGTATATAGTCGGATGGTCAGAATTTTTTGGAGTAAGTGTAACTGTTGCAATTGTAGTTCCATTATTAGAATAAGAACTTCTTAAACTTACTTCTAACCTTATACCTCCACCATAAGCTCCAGCTTCTGAAAGTATTGAAGGAGTTATCAAAAAATAATTGTTCATACCGGGAGAATATTCAATACCTATTTGATAATCCTGTTGAGAATAACCTACTGACAAACCCTTATTGATTTCTGTGGGACTACTACTATCAAAATCCTCAATGGTTCTTGCTTGAAGATTACTTAGTCTAGCTTTCATAGGTTTACCAGTTTGAGGCTTTCCAGTAATCATGCAATTTATTACTCCAGTAGCAGGTAAGTTACACCAAACTCCGGTATATCCTCCAGGAGTCATATCTCCTATATCAGTAGTATCTGAAGAATCTGGACTGTACCATTGGTAAATAAGGGGGATTTGATTACTATCACCGTAAGAGTAATAGTTACCCAACTCTGCATGAAACTCTTGTTTAATAGTTACGGGTTTAGTCTGAGTTACGTATAGGTATAACCTTTTATTTGATGGATTACCCGGTTGAGTAAAGGTCCTGGTAGCCTGCCTATCATAATCTTCCTTATTCTCATCTACCAAATAAGCGTAGTCATAATCGTTTTGGGCAGTTTGACCGTTTTCTACTAACCTACCCCAACTTACTGGAGTTGCAGTATCTTCGTCTTCATTAGGTTTTATATACTCTGTATAGGCAACCTGGGATTGATTGCTAGCAAGTAAGTACTCACATTTAGAAATTATGGTTATAGGAGAAATGCTACCTGCACTAGAATCATGACTTACATTCTTTATAGTTACACTTTCAACTTGGTCATACCATTGGAAGGTCCACCTCTTTACAGTTGCTACTGGTTTATGAGTAAGGTACAGATAAGCAGATTTACTTGGGTAATCGGCTATCCTATATTGTACTGTACCCTTTAAATCGAATACCGAACCATTGATAGACTTAGGATATGCCCTTACGGTAGTTATAGTTGGGTCATATGATAACGGTGTATTTGTAACTGTAAAGGAATCTATACCAACTCCACTAAAAATAACTTCGTATTCTGCAGCTTCCTCAGTATCAGATTCTATACCATTAATTACTGGTTTTCTCCAACATTTTAAATCTATAGATTGACCATGACTAGAACCAAACTGAGTATATTCCCAATTCAGGGAATATCCCCCTACATCGGGATTACCATTAAAACCAATATAATAATTATAGGATACAGTTGCAGCTGATTGGTTGATATCTACTTGGTCAAGATTACTTGTACCTACTTGTCTAATTGTTACAGTAGCACTTCTAATTGAAGATACTTTATTCTCTAAGCAAGTTACGAATAACTCAGCTTGAGTCTGGTCATTACTGTTTTTGGTAACTTCTAACCAGGATTCTTCGATTAGGTCAATGGTTACTTCTACAAATTCTTTAGTTGAAGTTTGTGTACCATTGATTACCTTCGTTCTGTAAGAATTAACTACAATAGTATCGGGGTCTATCATCTTAGCTGGTACATTCAGTACCTTGGATGAAGGCTGAAATATATTAAAGATATAATTCCAAGTAATACTTGCAGCTTGTTGTTCAACTGTCAAAGTTATCGAAGTATCACTACTACCAGTTTGAAATATAACGATATCTGCACTTCTTTGACTAGTAGTTGTATTCTCATCTACGGTTACTATGAGTGTATTAGATTGCTCTTCTACATGAATCCAACTTGGAGAACCCGGTATAGACGTAGTCCAAGTAGTATCTTCACTTTGACTTGTAACAGAACCGTTAACAATCTTATACCTTTTACTACTTATGGTAAAAGAGTAAGTACCACTAGGCTTAGCAGGTATTTGTTGATTTAAATCTTGAGTACCGTTATTTACCTTTAGTTCATAAGACCAAGCAACACTAGCACCTGCTTGTTTTACACCTAAACTTAGAGTTTTACTACCGTACTCTAAGTTTAAACTACCACTAAGTTGAGATTCAGAAGTATTCTCTGGCATAGTAGCACTTATACGATATCCCACACCAAGTTCATAAGTTACACTAGTACTACTTACAAAACTAGGTTTAGTTTTTACAGTAGGAGTATCATCATGCCAAGTTGTATCTTTACCATTTACCACGTCCCAATAACCAGACCTTACTAAAGCTTTAACAGTTCCTCCAATATTTGGAGCTGTAGGGAAACTCTCCTTAATAACCAACTCTTCTCTAATGGCCACTGTACCTGCGGCCTGACTACAAGTAATGGTTACGGTTTTGCCTGAACCCACCTGCTCATATACTACAGTACCAGTTCTTGCTTGAGTTGTAGTATTCTCTTTCAGGGTAATAGCCACAGCAGCAGTAGCACTTTGTATTTCAGCAGAAGTAGATTTAACTTGGATATTAACACCTTCATGTGAACCTTCTACTAAAGAACCATTAATATATTTTTCACGATAACTACTAATTGTCCCAGATTTGGTTGTACCTAAGGCATCAAAGTTTAACGTTGGAGTAGAAGTAGTTAATGTGTATCTCCATTCTACTAGATATGCACTTTGAGTTACCGTAACTTCTTTATAGACGGTATCCATAGTTGCCCTTACTACTACGCTTCTTTGATTTGCAGTTTTGTTTTCTGCAACCGTCAAAGTAGTACCAGATAAACTGAATCCTGTACTAGCTGTAGGTATACTAAGTGTAGGAGTACCAGTAGCATCAGAAGCTGCATTGGTTGCACCTGAAGACCAAGTGTTAGTTCTTGGTGCCCTTGCACTTGCAGAGATTTGTGATGTACCTCCCATTTCTGTAAGTGTACTAGGATTTGCAGAAATGGAAACTACCCATGCACCCTGAGTTACATTGGTTATCTTATTTTCTGCTTGATATACGTCTTTAGTAGCCGTACCCGATTTACCATTACAAGTAACAGTAACTGTTCTAACACCAAGTTTAGTTCTAGCTTTTGCAGTAGTACCAAGATTAGAGCCAGATACCGAAGCATTCCAAGTTTCTGTACCTCCAGTAGTTAAAGTACCTCCATCGTTGGTTTTACCATTCCATCCCCAAGATTGAGTCCAAGTGTATGGAAAAGTACGAGATGCTCCACCGGATGCAGGAATATCGGGTACATCACCAGTAGGAGTTACAGTAATATCTCCATAGGTTTTTACACCAGCTGCCTGATACCTTTTAGCCGTGAATTTTTTACTGGACTCGGCTTGAGTAAAGGTAATAGTAGCATACCTCCTTGACAGAGTTTTATTTTCCTGGAATGTTTGGATTAATGGTTTATCTCTCCCTGCAGTATTAATATCATCAAACGTAGTAGGATTTAAAGTAAGCCAAGTAGAATCCGAAGATACAGTAACTGGGACTGGTATTTGAGGCCCATAGTTTTTACCGTTTCGCTTCTCTTGTTTATAAGACCTCTCATCCATTAGGTAAGTCCTATATTCTCCAGCAATAGCCGTATATAAATCATCGGTCTCATTCCATACACCGTGAGATAATGTATATTCCCAAGATTGAGTTGCTGCAGCTTGAGTAAAACTTCCGGAAAGAGTTTTACCAGATTCCGATTGAGTACTTAGTCTAGTATAGTTTCTACTACTAAGGTCCGTATTTTCTAAAGCTTTAAACACATTATCTTGAAATATAATCCAATCTGGTAAATCCTCACTTGAATAGGCTACTTCTATGTTAGAACCTGTAGCTATCCCATCTAAGTATTTCCTTTTAGTTGATATTACATTAAATATACTACTACCATTTGTAGATTGACCGCCTAAAGCTGTAAAAGATAAAGTAGATATGGCTTGACTAAAAGTATATTTATAGGTTACCTTATGAATATCACTGAGTTGTACAGTTTCATTATTTCCATAGGAACTAGCATTGGATATTTCCAAGCCAACGTAATTTTCTCCCGTCCCTGTAGGAGAGAGTGCCAACAATTCAGCCTTGGTAGGGCATTCGTTTGAATCCTTACCAAGGCCTACTTTAGTTTTGACAGCACTCCATGTTGCTATCTCACCCATATTAATCTAAGTTTGTGAACAAAAGTTTTTCTCTTAATTCATCAATCTCGGCTTTCAGAAGTTTGATACCTTCGATTGCCAATACCGACATCTTAGAATAATCTACCTCTTTAACCAAGACATAGGTTTCTCCATCCTTTTCTACCTTTTCAAAGGCATCTGGATTAGGAACTGTTTCAGGTTTAACCGCATTCTCAGAAACTAATTCTGGGAAGTATTTTTCGATTGTCTGAGCAATTGTACCTATATCATGATTACCACGAATCATAAATGAATCCGTTGGTATAGAGCAGATTTCATCGAGAGTATGTTCCAATGGTTTAATGAAAGTCTTAAGTCTTTCGTCAGATTCTTTCCATAAACCAGAAGGAGCCGATACCTTCTTAAAGATAATCTCAGCAGTAGTACCCAATCCCAATTGGTCTCTTGTTACTCCATGAGGATTACTCATGTTCTGCATGTGAGTAGTAAGATTAGTTTGAGCATTGGTACCTGCAGCCTTAGCATCTGCAATAGCCGTAGCTTGAGCAGTAGATACTGGTTTATCTGCATCTGATGTATTGTTAACATTACCCAATCCCACTTGAGCTTTAGTTACTCCATGAGGGTTAGATTTATTACCAATATGGGAATCTACTTTGGCATTTACAGTAGTATCTGCCTGAGCTCTTGTTGCAGCTTCATCCGAAATTAATCCTTCTATTCGGGTAATCTCACCTTTTCTGTCATTGACTTCTTTAGTGATATTATTCTGCAGAGTAGTATCTGCACCTCTTAAGTCTTCAGCAACTAATTCAACTGCAGCTTCAAGGTCAGTTCTTACTTGAGTATCTGCAGCTTTTCTGTCTGATACCTCTTTATTGATAACAGTAGTAAGCTCAGTTTTAGCAGCAGCTATTGCAGCATCTCTATCTACTACTTCTTGAGCAATATCATCGGCCAGCTCTCCTTGCAAGGCATTAATAGCAGCTTCTCTTGCAGTAGTTTCATCGGATATCTGTTTTGGTAAAGTAGTATCCAATTTAACCTTGTCTGCAGCAGTCATAACACCGGCTTTAGCAGAAGTAGCTGCAGGGATGTCTAAACCTTGAATGCCGGTACCATCAGCTTTCTCGTAATTTACTGTAATCTTAGATGTATCTGTACCAACATTAGTCAATCGTATAGGATTAAAAGCCTTAAGAACATTAAGATTATCCGTAGTAGTTTTACCTTTTCCACCATCATAAGCAGTACCGGTAATCTCCCCAATTACTACTCCACCAGAAACAATCAAAGACCAAGTAGTACCAGTCCATCTAAATTGATAACCGGGTTCTCCAGTAGTTACATTCTGATAAATCTTTCCTGCCTCTCCAGTTATAGGAGTAGCATGTGCAGCATCTGCAAAGAGAGCAATATTAGAAAGATCTCCAGTAGGAGACTTATCATAAGTTGCATATACATCGATTACATCATCAACATATGAAGGCAATTGTTCAGCTGGTACTTTACCGTTTTCATCCAAAGAAGCCAAACCATTAGCTTGTGCCTTGGTTGCAATGAAGGCATCAAGAGCATCTTGAACTCCTTGGATATCTTCAGTTAATTCTGTTTTCAGAGCAGCATCAGCTTCTGTTCTATCGGTTATCTCATTATCGATACGAGTACCAAGTGCAGTATCAGCAGCAGTTCTATCCTGAACTTCTTTATTGATAGCCGTAGTTAACTTAGTATCTAAGGCAGTATCGGCATCTTTTCGATTCTGAACCTCGGTAGCTATTGAAGCTTCTAAAGTAGTCTTAGTAGTTTGGATTAATTCCTTGAGTTCTGTTTCCAGTTCAGAAGTATCCGTTCCAAGACCATCAATCAAAGCCTTCAAAGCTTTACCCTGTTCTGCACTTAATGGTACCTTAGTTCCACCTGCAGTTAGATTATTTACTACGTCTCCTTCAATAAGAAGTTTACCAGCTCTTATAGTAGAGATAGACCAAGCACCTTGAGCAGTTCTCTTGAACTCTCTGTAGAATTCCATACCAGCCAATTCATACATAAATCTCAAAGTAATGGCACCAGTAGTAGGACCACTAAGCTGTAAACTCAATCTGAATTGTTGATAGAAATTATTGCCGGTATCTACCAATATATAAGGCCTGTGTGTAGTGTTATTTGCAATCTCGTTAAGCAATTCATCGGTAAATACTGCTGCAATCTCTTCTGAGGTTGCCGAAGCAGATATATTGAATGCTGCTGCCGGGATAATAATTGGTTCTAACTGAGCATCAAGTTTTTTCAAAGAATCTACTACATCTACTGAACCGCCCATATAATTCGTATCAGTAAGAGCCGGCATTCCCAAATCATTGGTAAGACCTACTGCAGCTCTTACCTTATTGAATTTAGAATCGGCATCTGCCTTATCTACTTCGATACGTTTTTGTACTTTACCAAAGGCAACCGAAGTAGTATCTGTTGCTTTTACGTCCAAATCTGCAGGAGTAGTACCGGTTGCCTTTACATAGCCATCGAGTTTGATATCAGTACCATTAAGTATAGGGTTAGAATCCAAACGATGAGTATTGATAGTATGAGCATTGGTAGCATCGATATTATCCTGCAAAGTAGTATCGGCTTCAGTACGGGCAGTCTCTTCAGCATCGATATTATCCTGCAAAGTAGTATCTGCAGCTTCCCTTGCATCTTCTTCGTTATCGATACGAGTACCTAATTCATTGTCGGCATTGGTACGGTCTGTAACTTCTTTATCGATACGAGCATTCAGACGAGTATCTTCTTGAGTTCTTGCATACTCCTCGGCATCAATATTATCTTGCAGAGTTTTATCAGCAGCTTTTCTTTCTGCAATCTCGGTATCAATACGAACTCCCAGGGCAGTATCAGCAGCAGTTCTTGCAGCTTCTTCTGCATCCAAAGCATCTTGAAGAGCCTTATCAGCAGCTTTTCTTTCTTCCCTTTCTGTTCCCAAGTCTGCAGTATTCTGGTCAATTTTACCTTCCAACCGAATATCTTCTGCCTTACGAGCAGCAATCTCGGTTTCAAGTAAAGCCTTAACTTCCAAGTAAGAACCAGAAATATTATTCTGAATGCCTTGAATCAATTCCAAGTTTCTTTGGATATTGGCAGCATTCTGAGTAATAAGAGCATCTTGGTTATTTGCTCTTGCCAACAGTTCAGTACGAGTTTCAGTAACATAAGTTCTTAAATCCTCTACTGTCTTAGTTAAAGTAGTACTCAAAGTAGTAAGCTTGGCATCTAAAGCAGCATCACCTTCAACTCGTTTTTCAGTTTCTGTCTCAATCTTCGTAGTTAACTCATTTAACTTCTGAGTCATAGTTGTTGCGAAGTTGGGGTCATCACCAAGAGCCTTGGCAATTTCCTCAAGTGTATCCAATACACCCGGAGCAGAACCAATGATTTTCTGGATTGCAGCTTCTACTTCAGCTTCGGTTTGGAATCCTGAATCATTCAGAAGTTCAGAAACTTTAGTTATATAATTAGCATGTTCTTCAATACCGTTAAGTTTATTCAGAAGAATATCGGTAAAGTCGTTTGAAGAAAGTACTTTGCCATCTACTTTATCTACCTTCTTAGATTCAAGACCTTGGATAGCAGTTGTACGATTAGATACTTCTTGGGCAATTTTATTATCTAATAAGGTATCTGCATTGGTACGGTCTGTAACTTCTTTATCGATATTTACCTGAAGAGCAGTATCACCTGCTAAACGAGCATTAGCTTCATCGGAGATATCCTTAGATAAGCCATTTACTTCGTCTTTATGATTTGCTATTGCAGTATCCAAATTGGCCTGTATAGCATTCTCTCTAGCGGTTGCTCGGTCTTTCTCGGTATTAATTGCTACCGTATTAGCTTCTACCTTTGCTTTGACTTCATTGAGACCTGCAGTAGAAACTGTCTCCAAAGAATCAATTCTATCGCTTAATGTTTTATCAGCAGCTTCCCGGTCCTTAACTTCTTGAGTAACCTTACCTTCTACTCGAGTAATCTCTGAAGAAGTTTGTTGGCTCAAGTTAGATATCTGGCCTTCAATCTTTGTTTCCAGGGCAGTATCTGCAGACTTACGGTCTCCAATTTCCTTATCCAGGTTTACTTGAAGGATTTGGTCTGCTGCCTTACGTTCTGCTGTTTCTGTACCCAGAGCAATATTAGTAGTATCAATACGAGAACTCAAGTTACTGTCGCCATTAGTACGGTCTACAATTTCCTCATTAACCATATCCTTAACTTCTTTGTAGTTATCGGCAATGGTTTTATTCATGGCAGTGATTGCCTCAGAGTTCTTTGTGATATTTGCTTGGTTAGTAGCAATAGCCGTGGTATTAGCATTTACCTGAGCAGTCAATTCGTTCTTAACTGTATTGATAGCATCCTGCATTGATAAAGCCAAATCCGAAACTCTCTGAGTAAGAGCAGCAATGTTATCGGTATGGGTTTTATCTGCTTCCTTTCTATCAACAGTTTCTTTGTCGATATTTGCCTGCAAGATAGCATCAGCATCTTTACGGTCTTGGATTTCTTTTGCCAGGTTATCTTTAACTACTTGAAGAGCAGTATCTCCAGTAGCAGCCGAGTTATCTACATACTCTTTAAGTTCTTCCTTAAGAGCAGCATCTGCTTCAATTCTTGCGGTTTCTTCATCAGTTATATTTGCCTGGAGGGCTACATCAGCAGCTTCTCGGTCTTCAATCTCTTGGTTTACCTTTTCTGTAATTGCTGCCAACTTCTTGGTGATAGTTGAAGCAAAATTAGGGTCATCTCCTAATGCTTTAGCAATCTCTTCCAGAGTATCAAGTACTTCTGGTGCAGAACCAATAATCTTTTCAATTGCTGCCTCTACTTCTGCTTCAGTTTGATAACCGGCATCATTTGCCAATTGTGATACCAGGGTAATGTAATTTGCATGTTCCTCGATTCCATTCAATTTGGCAAGCAAGAGATCTGTAAAGTCATTCTTAGTTAAAGAATAACCTTCTCTTTTATCTACCTTCTTGGAATTAAGGTCAGCATCTGCAGCAATACGAGCTTCCTTCTCTGCTTCAATTGCAGCAAGTACATCAGACTTATCACCATCAGCCTTTTCACTTAGGGCAGTTATCTTCTGGTCAAGGATTTGGTCCTGAGCAGTACGAGTTGCAGCTTCAGAATTAATATTAGTCTGAAGAACCTGATCGGCAGATTCCCGGGCTTGAGCCTCTTTATCAAGGTTTACCTGGAGAGCATTATCTGCATTGGTACGGTCAGCTATCTCTTTGGTGATATTATTCTGAAGTGTTTCATCCGCAGCTTTACGATTTACTACCTCATCAGAAAGTTTACTCTCCAGGGCAGCATCACCAGTTTGACGGTTAGTAATTTCTTCGGTAAGTTTCAACTGAATGTTTGCATCGGCATTAGCTCTCAATTGAGCTTCAGCAGCGATATCTTGTTTGAGCTCTGCCTTATCATTGATATGCAATGTATTCAGTTGGTGAATACTTTCTGATAAAGCATCGTCAGCCGTTTTACGAAGCTCAGCTTCTTTATCTACCAAGTCTTTAGCATATGCCTTAGCTTCTGCCAATGAACCAGTAGTTTCATTTCTGAGGTCTGCAATGTCGGCAGTATTCTTATCGACTTTTGCTTCTACCTTATCTATCTTATTAATAAGGTTAGTAACTGCAGTGTCAATTTTATCATTAAGTAAATCTACTGCCTTGATGAAGTTAGAGTTAACCTCACTAATTTGGGTACTCAGCTTACCTTCCTCCTCCTTAGCTCGGTTAACTTCATCCGTCAGTGCATTACGTAAATCCGTTAGTTTGTTGGTAATTGTAGTAGCAAAGTTAGGGTCATTTCCCAATGCTTCTGCCAATTCCTTTAATGTATCAAGTGCATCATCGGCACCATCAATCAAATCACTGATAGCTTGTCTTACCTGTTCTTCAGTTTGGAACTTAGTATCATTCTCCAACTGAGAAAGCTTAGTGATGTAGTTTGCTCTTTCTTCAATGCCTTCCAGTTTCTCTTTGAGTTTATCCGTGAAGTCATTTTTAGATAAGTCGTATCCTTCTCTCTTATCTACCTTATTGGCAATAGAAAGAACGAATGCCCAGAACTCATTAATAGTTCCAGCAAACCCAGCCTTTACGAAGTCATCAAAATAACCCTGTAAAAGTCTTTGGTCAATTTCTTCATTTGTGTAATACTTACTTACGTACATATCATTATTATTTTAAGGATTGATTACTTGTTTACCACAGAAGAAGTCAGAATTCTTATCTCTGAATGGTTCTCCCTCTTTTCCACAGAAGGCATTCATCGGAATATCTGGATGTTCTGGGTCTGGGTCTCCCCCGTCTTCAATATCACCTCTGATTATTGCATAATCTGGAAGTTGATTGATACGGAATTTTATCACCTGGCCAATACCTGGATGAGGTATTATCTTATCCCAAACTTCTCCAAAGTAATCTTGAAAGCAAGTAACGAACTTACCTCCAGTCATGGACTGGAATGTAGTAACATCTAAGTTACTTTTCTTACTTTCAATATGTACTCCAGATGTACCGTTCAAGACAATCAGGTTACTGTCAAACCAAATACCGTTCCCAGTATTAATTGGTTTCCATCGTAACATTAACATCTTTGCCATATACTTTTCAATTTTATTCTACGAATTGTATTTTGGTATCTCGGTCCCTTTTTAGGATAACCATGAAGACTAATGCTTCATCTTTGGCTTGAGCAACTTGTGTATCTCCCGAAGGTTTATAAGTGATACCATTGATTACGAACCTATCTTCAGACCAGTTAAAATCCCAATAGCCTTCTGGAGTTAAATGCCCAAGTTGTTCTATATATGATTTAGTAACCAGTATTGATAAATTTTCATCATCGAGTTCTCCAGTTACTGTTGCCTTATTAATAGGCCAGTTTCTGAAGGCATTATAATAACATAATGCCTCGATTGGTATATTATAATATTTAGGGATTTCATCTTCTCCATGACTTAGGAGTTGATTTACATTCTTTGCCCAAGTTATAGTTTGCCTACCAGCATCTACATCCAAGAAATCATTTATAATCTTCTTGTATCTATCCCAAGACCGGTTCTTAACCAATCTATGAGGAGTCTTGGTCATCGTTTTCTAATTAAGGTTTTACCATTACTCTTTACTGGAAAGCGGGGATTTGGCCCATCTATTAATCCAGGTCTTCTTCTGTCTACTACTCTTGGAACTACTACATGACTTGCTTGGTCACAGAATGGTAAGTAGATTTCCAATCGTCCAGCTAACATACAAAGGTTTTTTCTTAACTCGTCTATGATACCGCCAGGTTGCATTGCTTGAGAGAATGTTTTCCATAGGGAAGATGTTGCATCGGCAAGTGTATCATAGTACTGCACTTCAGTAGGCCCAGTTGTGATTTGTTTGATTCTATCACCTCGAGCTTGTTCCGGTTTAGAAGAACCATCACCAACCTGTTCTTTGGTTGAAGTAAGTTGACTTAGGTATTCTCCTGTACTTGTTAATAAATTAAGGAGCTTGACATTGAGATAATCCCATGCTGCCAATTCCATAATTAGTTGGTTTTCTAGAGCTTCATACATTAACTCATCATTATATTTATCCAGGGGGATAATATGATTTACTAGCGGTTGGATATATAACTGCCATTTAGTTATGTACATTGCTTTCTCTTCTGATGACATACCATCTGAGATTTCTGAAGGAATGTAATAATTAATTAGGTTATATATACTATCGGTTAATGTAGTTTTAGACTCCGTATTTACAATTACGGTTTTGGTTGCTTTTAAGTCAAGTCCATCGGAGTTCGTTATGTTCAACGCTACTGTATAGAATCCGGACTTTTCATAAGTATAAGTAGGTTGTTTAACATCATAAACGGACCCCTTATCATCACCAAAGTCCCAGTCAAAAATGGCCTTGGCTGGGACTTTGGTTAATACTCTAAATGAAACTTCCAGACCATTCGCAATAGCTACAAAGTCTAGATTGTCCATGGTATCTTATTTTTTAGATTCTTCGAACTCTTCCAACAGAACCTGAATCAGAGTTTCAACTGTATCACCTTTGTCGGCAACAATTTCGTGACGAGCAGCGATAAGGGTTGCTTCTTCGAGAGTATAGGCTTTGGCAATCTTTTTGATTTCCATACCTTTTTCGAACTGAGCATTCAATTTCTTTTCCAACTTATCGATGTCATCATTCGAGTATTTGTCGGCAGCTTTCTTATCAAGAACCAAACGAAGGTGACCTGAATTCAAAGCCATCTGAATCTTTTTGGTTCTGTACTGACGAGCACTCAATTCTTTTTCTTCTCCTCTACAAATAGTGATACCTGTAGATTGGTCATGGAAGCTGTAAGCTTTAGCACCTACAGTTACTTTATATTTATCCATAATTTTACTAAGTTTTTAGATGTTTAAAATTAGGGGTAGGTCCTCGCAAAACCTACCCCATTGAGAAATGGAATTATTTGTAAAATAAACCAGGTGTAGTATTACTCAAGGTTAACCAAGAGATACGGGTCAATGTTCATAAATTCAGGGAATCCAAATTCTGAGAACTTCTTCTCTGCAGACAGAATCAATGCAGCATCCTGATACATCTTAGAGAAGCCTGTAGTCAGAGTAGCATAGATTGCCTGAGTCTGATTTGATACGATTCTTTCTGATTCAAGCATCAACTGTTTTGCAGTCAGCTTAATCAAAGCAGCAGTTGTATCAATCAACAGCAAACCTTGGTCAGGTGTTCCCGGGTGAATGTAGAAGTTAGCATTCTTAGGTACCGGAGACTTCACATTCAGTGTAGCTTCAGTTGTACCAGAGTGGCGGTCTTTAAATTCTGGCAAGTTCAGCATTTCGATTGCCTGGTCTTCACCACCAATCATAGTAGTAAAGTTACGTCCCATACGAGCAGCTCTTACCCAGATATGTAGCAAATCTTTGTAAGTGATACCGTTCGTAGTTTCGTATACACCGATAACCGGAGCAGATTCTGAGCCATCGGGTTTGTTACCATTGATAACAACATCCATAGCCAGAGTATCCATTGCATAACCGAGCTGAACACCGAAGTCACGAAGATAGATTGCCAATACATCAAGAGATACGTAGTTACGAACTTCATCAGTAAGTTTGAATCCCTTACCAATTTTGAAGAGACTTACTGATTTCTGTCCAAAGCTTACATCTCCCAATGGGATAGTTTCTGCTTCATTAACCTTTGCAGGAGCAGCATCGGACATGTTAATCATCGGCATGATTGCGCTAAGACCACTGATTGACTGGTCAGAAGCAATAATCTCCGGATAGAACGGAGCCTGGCGCATACCCAAAGTGATGGCAGAACGAATGATTTCCGGAACAATCCAACGAACATCTTGCTGAGGCATTGTGAAGATGTTTTCCATTGTGTCGATTTTCGGATTGATATCCAACTTCTCGAACAATTCATCTTGGGTAATACCCCATTTACCAGTAGTGAGTTCACCTAAAGTGATGTCCACAGGTTTCTTGTTCTGTGAACCTTGACGGTAAGCATCCAACTGCTGTACCATTTGAGGAAGTTCTTTTGCGAAGTCTTCTCTCTTCAATTTTGAAATATCAACTTTTTCCATGTTTCTTCTTCTCTTATTTAATAAGTACTTGAATTACCTCGTTTGCCTCATCAGCAGGAGTGATGGCAATAAAAGGTGTAGAGATTGCCTGGTTTGCTTTTACAAATCGGTCGTTCAGCAAGTCACCAGAGGGGATTACATAACCGGCTTTGATTTCGCCGTTAGATACCCAGTTGCAAATCATGTAACCTTCTACAGCAACAGTTACCTCTACAGGGAATTTGTTCTGTGCCTGGTAAGCAGGATTTACATTGTCAGTTACTGCCACTCCGATATATACCTGAGTAGTTTCAGTGTAAGGTTCAATTAAACCGTCTTCTCCAAGAGCTACCGGCATACCTTGCAAAATTGTTTCACCATCTTTTACACAGAAAGCTTGGTGCAATTTGTGTGATTCACTTTTGTAAATCACCGCTCTCGGGGTCTTTTCCCCAAACAGCGTCATTGGCTGGTCTTTGTTTACGATTTTAGTCATAACAGTGATATTTATCGATTATTACTTGAATTTCTTCTTGTACAAATCTTCAAGGGTTTCTGAAGTAGACTTGGCTTCTGAATTTGAAGCAGTTGCAGATTTATCGGTTTTACCCTCATTTTCATTCTCTGCAACAGAAGAAGCACGGCTTACATCATGAGAACCACAGCTTGCACATACCATTGGGAATTTTTCTTCCAGACGACTCTGATAATCCTTAGTCAAGGAGATAAGAGTAACGATGCCAGTAGTTTCGGCATTCAACATTGTAACAATAGTTTCATCGGCTTTGTCACCCATTAACTTCTTGTAGGTAGCAACTGCATCTTCACGGAGGGAAGCAATGTGATTCCTTCCTACAGTTGCCATTTCCTTCAAGTTTGCAACTTCTGCATTCAGGTTGGTAATCTGTTCTGTAAGAGAAGATTTCTCTGTAGTAAGATTATCTACCGTTGTCTGAAGACTGTTTTTGGATGATACCAAGCTTTGAATACAAGAAATAACTTCTTCCTGAGTCATTTCTTTGCCTTCTGCCAGAGATAACATGTTATCTCCGAAAAGCTTTTCTAAAAATTCTTGCAATTCTTTGTTCATATTTTCTTTATTAGGATTATGATTTTCTTGGGTACCATTATCATTAAAAGAATCTGGAGTATTGTCCTTTTCTTGGAATGAGTTGAAGTCCGTTTTGTAGTCAGTAAAGAAGTACTGTTTGGACTTGTCATCCCGATATTCCTCATAAGAAGACCAGGTTCTTTTTGCAAAGGTTGGATTAATGATTTTACCATCTTCACCAATCTTTTGAGCAAATGAATCAGCTCCATGAGATACCAAAGATGTTTCCATATAACGAACTACTTCAGTAACTACTCTACGAATCATTTCACCCTTAGAGTCATAAGTACCAAGTTTCTGGTAGAATTCACCATCTTCCATTCCTGGATGTGATTTATCCCACTTGAATTGTACTGTTACTGAGTTACTGTGAATTGAAGGAGGTTCCATGAGAATACCTCTAGCAATCCTCGGGTTAGCTTTACCATCAATCTTCAGAATACCATTGATGCCTGCAGGTATAGTAAAGCTTCCATCCTTATAAGACTCTTGCCACATTACTTGAGATACAGCTCCGATTGCATTACCAATATTGGTTTCATGGTCGCAATTTACTGTTTGTCCAAGTAACATTCTCATAGAAGCCTTGAGTACTCCATTCTGGCCAAAGTCAGTAGGATTCCAGTTCTTAGATACAATTGTTTCAGAAAGTAATCTAAACATTGGTTCTATGAACTCTTCATCCTTCGGAGTAAGTTCCGATTTATCAAGGTTTGGATAATAGGTATTATAATCTATATCTCCTCCCCAAAATCCAAATTGAGCAATGGTATCCGGTGTCGGAGTCTTCCATTTGTAATAATTCTCTGAGAAAGCCTGGGCTCCAACTGCTTCTGGGATATACCCAGCCATAATGGTATGACCCTGACCAATCACCATTGAATCAAGATGCTCTTTGTTTTTCTTAGTAAATTTACTCATCTTGCTTTTGTATTTTGGTCTCCACGAGATGGAGCCGGATTAGTTTTATCTCTTGACCTACGAGCAGATTGATTTTTATCATCCTGCCTTTGCTTCTTCTTGGTTCCCTCTTGAGGGTCTGAATTACCTTTAGCAAATTGGTCCTCAAGTGAAACTCTTGGTTCATTCTCATCAGGAGAATCATAACCCATTGCCCAAGCATATTGGTCTTGGCTAATGATACCAGCCTTATATAACAAATCCAAGTTTTGGATTTTATACTGAAGACCTTGTTGAACCTTAACTTCATCAGAGATAGTTGAAGTTCCCCATGATATCTTTATTCCCTTATTATCAAAGCCTGCCAGACGCAGTTCTAGAGAATAAAGAAAATCCAATACATAAGTTACAAGCATTTGGATATTTTTTAACTGGCTGATTAATTTAGACAGCATTATACCCGTTGCTCCCTCTCCCGTTGTTGAACTAACTCCAATAAGGTTTCCATTAACTCCCAAACCATTTGCAACTGATTGCTGATTCATGTTCCAGGGTTTCTCAATATTACCAAGCTCCTTGGTAGTTGAATTGAGTTTAAACTCATGGTCATCAATATAACCCGTTACTATTCCGTCCTTCATGCCATTACGAAGATTTCTTTTCAAATCCTTTAGTGTACGTTCAAGACGATTCTGGTAAGCTTGTAAGCTTTCATTAGGATTCTGGTCTGGTTTAGTCATCTTAGCTTCCAAGAATCCTACCATACCAACCATCTCCATTATGTGTTTGAAGTTAACCTTCATATCATGTTGACCTTTTAATGAATCCAATGCTGCCATAAAAGGAGGAATCCCATAAGGTTCATCGGTATCATTAAACATACCAGCATACACATAAGTTTCTGGGTTTAGTTTGATATAATCTTGGTGCTTAACAAAGTAATTCTTATTCCTCTGGTAAGGAGAATATACTCCATTGTTCTCCCTTTTGAAAACAATGTTCTCTGGTCTAAGGAATAAGACTGTATCTAAACCTTCTAGCCTATCATTAGGAACTCCTTCAACAGATATAGCTCCACTAACAAGGCATTGTACAATCATCTTATTAACTAGACCGTCTATACCAGCAGTATACCTGGACCATTTCTTTGTAGCTTCGGTAAGATGTTTTCTCATCTTATCTGCTTCGGCATCTGAATTATTTGGGAATGTTACCGTATGACCTGTGTTTGCCAACTTAAACATATCCTGCAAAGCAATGCCCATATCCGGATTTACCTTATATAAATCACGAATCAAAGGGATTACTTCAACACGAAAAGAAGGATCTACCATTACGGTCATCCCTTTCAGAGTACTGAGTAAAGAGTTATCTTCATCTACTGATACTCTACCAGGAGATATAGCAGCAGCTTTTGGCTTGCTTGGCTCCTTGTTTGATTCAGGAGGTGGGTCTTTCTTTCTACCCCAACTCCAATTAAAATTGAGCTTTTTCATTTCGGTTGTACTATTACGTTAGTTTTTCCTTTTCTTATGTGATTACAGATTGCTTTACCGAATATAGAGTCATCTGCATATACATCCCCCTCTAGGTCTACATCTACTGTAGAATTATTAGCTCTATGCTTACCCATTGCAACTGGCCTACCTAAACCATCATATATGAAGGTATATGCTTCTTGAACAAAGAAAGGGTCTTTAACAGTGACATTATCTTCTCGAATATCCTGTTCAAGTCCCTCTACAATAACAGAACGGTTCTTTTGTGTAGTTAACCATCCTGGAGATTTATCTACCTCAGGTCTAGATTTACCTTTCTTCTTAAGCATTTTCTGATAGTAATACAGTTTAGGATAGCCTTCAGTTTGAAGAGCAGAAGTTACTGCCAATCCAACATCATTGGATTCTGGAGCAATAGTGGCAAAGTTAAACAAATGCCCGGTATCTCCAAGTAACCTTGCATACTTATCTACTGAAAGTCTACCTTTGAATACTGCTTGTTCTTCTCCCTGTTTATCCATGCAAGTAAATGCAGAGTAGTCAGAAGACCTACCAGTTGAAACGTCAGCACCAATGAAATATTCCTTATCTGGTGCTGGTTCTAAGAATTGCCGATATTGACCATTGAATCTTTTCTTAATAACTGGATAATCACTAAGACAGTCTTCGATAGCTTTGATATCAGCTAAGTCGAAGACCGTATTTCCAGATGATAAGAAGTCACCATCGATTTCTTGTGCAGTTCTTTTTGTTCCAAGAGCAGAAGACATTTCATTGTACCAATTAATGTCTCGTTCTGGGTGCATTTGCCAATACAATCGTAGTGGGTTAAATGGGTTTCCACCTGCAATAGCATCAACCCAAGTTGAGTGGTAGAAGTTACCAACTCCATAAGGAGTGGAATTGATGATAGCAGCTCCACCAGTGGAAAGAGTAGGAAAAGCGGCTGCCCAAATCTGGGCTGCCCATCTAACTACTGCTGCTTCATCAATTACCAGTAAGGATAGAGATTCTGAACGACCGGCTTCTGAAGACGTTGGGATAGATTCTATGAATGAGCCATTATCGAACTCTATCATTGATGCAGAACCATATTCTCCCGAACGACCATTTATAATCGGTGTCTGTAAATACCATGGCAGGTTTTTGTACATGAACTTAATCTTCTTAAGTACCTTCTTTGCTGTTGTGTCCTTGATTGAGATAATGTTAATCTTCTTGTTAGGATGATACATTGCCAACCATAGGCAGTACATAGATATAAGCTCCGTAATACCTGCCTGCCTGAACTTAAGCAGAATATTGAAACGTTCTTTTACGAAGTTATACAGAACCGATTTTTGATACGGGTAAAGTTCAAATCTTACCTTTCCCCTCATAGGGTGTATCACATAAGTGAAAAGGCTAAAGTAAAAAACATCATTACTAACCTTAGCAAGTGTTGCTAGTTCTTCCCTTGTGAGAGCAGATGTGTTAGTTTCTATGTTAATCTTCTTTGCCATAATCAAAAGTTATATGTTACTGAAAACTCTAAGTCAGCTTTTATTCCCGAAAAGAACTTCGGATAATGAAAAGCATTTATACCGAGTTTATAATTGAAATTAGTAGTCTTGATTGAAAGGCCTGTCCCTATGTCTAACATTTGATTAAAGACCCTATATTTACCATAAACGTATGGACTTAGAGTTAGTTTTCTAATTCTTTTTTGAGTTAATTGACCTTCATACCAATTGTACTTATACTTATCTAAGTCCATGTTGAACATCCTCGTTGAATAAGAGTTTGTTTCTTTGTTGAATAAACTTAGATTCAATTGGTTTTTATCCAAGGTAAATTGGACCAAAGAATCTTCTCTACTAATTCTATTCGAAGTAACCGCTGTTGAATCAGAAGCCTGGGGTTTAGTCGAATTGCTACTGTTTCGATAGAAGTCGTAGAGAAGAATTCTCTGGGGCTGAACCAATTGTGTATAGGGTATCACAGGTTTGAAGTTCTCTTTCAATTTGATTGTATCAGGAATGCCAATGACCGATGAATCAGGAAGTTGACTGATATATGAATTCAGTTTGTAATTCCTGAAGCAAAGGTAAATAGTAAATCCTAGAAGCAAAAGGAACACAAAGTTCTTCCACTTGTTTTTATCTGTTTTCATCATCACGAAAAATTTAATTATTACTAACTATCGGTAATCGCTTAGCGATTACCTTTTATCGAACGTAGTGAGATAAATTTCCTATATCCTAAAACATATATTCAATATCTACTACAAACAATAGCTATATACGTATATAAAAATATAGATATATATACGTAGTATATTATATATCTATATTTTTCAAAGGTCAGTTTGGAGTAATATATACTTTAGTATATATTAACATGAAAGTGTACCTAGACATTTTTGATACATTTCTTAAACCAAAGCCCTACTTCGTATACCGAACCTTTGGCAATTGTATACCTTGCCTTATTCAACCAATAAAGGTAATTTTCTTGGTCAATGTAAATCTTAAATTTTTTAGGAAATCCCATAATTACCTTGAAATCATTAATCCCAAGAGGATACCCATCGGGTCTAAATTGCCTATCTGCAGGTCTTAAAGTTAGAGGTGGTTTATCTAACTCCAATCGATATACTCCCGGGAGAGTACTCATCTTAGCAGTTTTAATGGGCCATTTCTTCTCCTGCTTGAAAGCACTATTCCATAATACTTGAATCTTCTCAACAGTCAGATTCTTCTTTTCGGGAAGCTTTCGATAGTCATACATTGCAAGGGTCTTTTCTATCGGAATGTTATAATTACTCCCGTAAGGAGATACAAAGAGCAAGTCTCTAGTAAGTTTTGGAGTTTTTACTTGGAATACTTCATTAAAAGCATTCAAGTATTTCTTACCGGTTTTCCTATGCACTCCAATGATGATTAGACGTTTCCTTGATACTTGGGAGTTCCCATAGTCAGAAACGGACCTTTCATGAAAAATAAGTTTATAGTTCTTAAAGGTTTCCTCAAAGAAGTCCCTGGGAAGCAGAGATAGCAAACGAGGAAGATTTTCAATAAGAAAAATCTTAGGCTTATATTCCAATATTGCAGCAGTTACTAGATTTAAACTCCTGTTATCCTTGGGGTTACCTAATTCTTTTACCTTTGAAAGCCTCATAATGGATGATGCCCCACAGTCTGGAGATGATATAATAACATCTACTCTCTCCTCAAATTGGGGTAAGTTATATCCTTTGTAGAATGGTATATCACCAAAATTAGCTTTCCATTGCTCTTCACCAGGAGTATGGAATACTCCTCTTACTTCTATATTCCCAATCAGATGTTTTCTGAAAGGGAAGAGCAGGGCACCTTGCCCTGCACATACTCCCAATACATTCATTTCTTGTAGCTTCTAAGTTTTACATACTTAACCCAGGAATAATGTTTACGAGTTCGGATATACTCCAAGTCGTGGTCATTATTATGGGCTTCCTCTTCGAAGCTTACATCATGGTATCTTTCGCTTTGTTTGTTCCACTTAGCAAAGAACATGATGATTAGGTACTCGATTGCATACCATAAGTAGTAGAATATCCATAACATCTCTTGCATTTGTTTGAGATGAATGTGCTCATGATTGTAATCATAGGTATCAAACTTAGCACCCTTTCTTACAAAGACAATTCCGAATAAATTCATTGCCTTGTATCCCTTGAAAGGGATGAATTTGTTGTAAATTACCTTCATTATATCTTGTTTTTAAAGTTTTCGTAAGCGTTCTTTAACTTCTGGTCATAGGCATTTTCAGCATAACCAGGACCATTATACTTCCGAGCAAAGCCTGCCCAGTCATGTTCCTTCAGATTTTTCAAGCAACTGGTGTTATTCATGTAGTAATACATGAGTTTTAGCTGACTTGCATGAGATTCTTGCATCTTTTTCACGAATTCAAAGACGTCTTTACAGCCACAATAGCTGTGATTGAAGCCCATAATCTGAAACATTCCCCAAGAAGCTGACTTCAAAGCACATTCTTCGTCGATTTTCTTGGCAATTTCGAGTCTTTTGTACTCACTTGCTCCTCCTAAGTACTTCGATTTATCCCATTTTGGGAAACAAATCGTAGGGTAACTCTTTTGAGCAGCTACTGACTTGTCTAAACCGAACTTATTTTTGATTTCTTTGTACATAATGTGACCTTCAAACAGAATTTGAGGTCTACCATCTACTAGAAATCCATCTCTACCTGCTCCTTCAACCAGTTGTACTGCCTTTAAAAGAGCTGGCTCCAGTCCTAAATCATTGGCCAGAGCCACAATCATTTCATTAGTTAACTTATCCATAACGTTATATTTTAAAGTTCATTAAAGAAAAGAAAGTATTGCGTATACCTTATCTGGATGATAGTTAGGAGTTCTATTATCTTATATAAATTTATAATAATATGGAACAGAAACTCACATGTCACTTATGTAATTCACCCTTAAATTTGGATGATTATGATTTAGCCAAGACAGTACCTCAGTTAATGAAGGAAAAACAACTTTGTTTTCAATGTGCTTTTTGGCATAGAATTATTGAATCGGATAAAACTCTGATAGAGGATTCTAATTATGAAATGATTCCCTTGGTTACACCTTACTTTCAACACTATGCCATTCACTTAAATAAGATTTGGTTAGAGGTCGCTACCTTTAGAAGAGAGTCATTAGGTTCAACCAAGAAGTATATTGCTGCAATGGTAAATGATAAATTGTATATAGGTTCATATAATAATTGGGGATTCCAGGGATTAATTCCGGCACACTTAAGAGAACTTTTTACTCCAAATGGTATAATTCTAACTCCAGAACAACTGGATAACTTACTTAACAGGGAATCCTTTACCTCAGAAGATTTAAAAATTATGATTAATAATTGCATTAAATCAGAATAATTTTGTATATTTGCATAAACAATTTAATAATAAAGATATGAAAAAGAACAAAGAAACCAAAAAGCTAAAGGAGGGTGAAGAAGTCATTTTCTCTGACGGCAAAACTCTTATGGAGAAAGTAATCGTAGAATCCATAGATAAGAAAGGTGGGTTTGCAGTACTGAGTAACAAAGTAAAGGTATCAAGAACCCTGGGACCCGATGGATTCTATACAAGGTTAGATGGTAAATCCTCAATGGTATTACCTTTAACCGAACAATCCGAATTGGATTATCAAGCCTTCAAAGCTTATTTCTCTATTAAGAGAAACCTAGAATTTATCGAAGCCAAGATAAAAGATATGAAGGATAAAGAGTTCAGCGAACTAATAGTAGAGTTAGATAAGAAGATATCCAAAATCGTAAATAAGTACTTTGAACAATGATAACCTGGATAATCTTAGGCATTATATATGCCATATGTTTTATACCTGCATGGTTTATGACCAGAGTAATTACCTCATCCCACCCAATGAAAAGGGTGGGGTTCTTTTTCCTAACCATCTGGTTAATCATGCCACTGTTCCCGATATATTTATTAATCACATACTTTAAGAACTATGAACAGAGAAATCACAACGAAGAAAGTAGGTAGGCAAAAGAAGCTTACCAATCCATGCCCAGTAATTAAGGGGGAAGTACAGATAATGGTAGGAAGCCCAAAGTGTATTACCTGCCAATGGTTTGAAAGAAAATTAGAGAAGGATGGAAGAGCCTACGTTCACTGCAATCGATTATAATTCCTTAGAGAATAGGGTAATCGAGGGATTGGTAAGAGACAACTACTCAAAGATAAAGAATACTTTCTACAAGGTATTCGATAAAAGGAGTAAAAATCCCAATTCACCTGTAGGGTTATGTGCTGACTTAATTGAGGCTTCTAGATATAAGGATGACCCAGATAGGATTCTTTGGAGAAAGGTAATTAAATCTTGGTTCACTCCTCAAAGGTTTAACCTTACCTATGTATACTTTGGATATTCTACTCCTTTAATCCAACATCTGAAGGAAGAAGTTCTAGACATAAATGGGAGGGTATGGTTCAAGGTACCCTTAGAAAAGCTTAAGGACCACGAATATATTATGGGAACAGCATTCTGGTTTCCTATATCTAAAGATTATAATGCTGAACGATTAAAAATACTAGAGTGTGCCCTGGAAGATTTAGAGAAAATTAAAAAAGAGGAAGAACCTAAGCTCCCTCCCATTACATTTGAAGAACCCAAAATATACCCATGATGGAAGATATTAATATAGGTAAGGATACTGTAATAGGTACAGTAACTACCAAGGCAATAGAAGAGGTGATTAACCCAGCAAAGCTTACCCAAGAGGAAGATGAAATCCTAGAACTTACCGCAGAACTTTGGAATAAGTTTTTGCAGTTACCTATTTACCATTTGATGGAGCAATCTGAAATGCAATCTAAGATTCATGATATACAGAGAATGATTATATCAAGGCCTGGATTTAGGATGAATAAAGAAAAGTTTAGGGATTATGGTGAAGGTTGATACAGTATATGAGGATGAATTTAAGAGAATCCTAAGGTGTTCTGAAGGCAATAGAATTTGGTATCAGTTATGGCTTACCGAGTTGGATATGGCAATGATTGAAAGATATAGGAGTTATAATGAAGTTAAGAGATGGTGGTTACCTAATCTTCAAATGTGGTATGTTTTCTTTTATCGAAAGAATGGTAATAAGGTTAGAGGAGTATTAGGTAGGGAAAGGACTAATGACTTATTAGGTAGTATTCTGTAACTAGTTGCCAGGGATGTTAGGTCTCTGGCTTCTTTGTGTGTGCATGTGTGGTTCTGGGTACCCCTTAATACGAGGGGCGATTTTTGTGTGGTACTAAAACGGCCGAACGGTTACGTTAAATTTAACATTTAAAAATAAAAAGTAAGGGACAAACATTTATTCATTTGTCCCTTTCAATATTAATATACGATTGTATCGTAGTGTTTATTAAAATACTTATCAAAGAAATTTTTATTTTCTTTGTGTGTGCAAGCAAATAGATATATAATGAATAAACTAAAAGAAATTAAAGTAATGTCTAAATAATCTCTTTCGTCTATATCTAATACATTATTAACGTTATCAATGTAATTTTCTAATGTATTTGCATCTATTAATTGATAACTGTTATCAATTAAAACTATTACATAACGTTTATTTAAAACGTTTGCTACAAAATACAGTAAGCAAATAAAACAAATAGCTACTATTAAAGTAGCTACTAATAAAGTAAGTATAAGCATATTATTTAAAATTAAAAAGGGAAAGATTAATCTTTCCCTTTATTGTTAGTTACTTGAAATTCTTAACAATTTGCAAACCTTTTGTTAGAACTTCTTTCTTTGTATCTTTTGTATTTTCGCTTGCAATCGAAGAAAAAGAAAAATCATTCACTTTATAAACTTCTTTATAAAACTCTTTGAATGCTTTAATAAGTTTAGCTAATTTTTCTTTATCTTTTTGCTCATACATTTTGCAAATAGATTCAAGCAAAGAAAAAGTATTATTTCTAATCTTTTTTCGTGTGCTTTTCTTTTGCTTTTCATTTAGTCCATTAAACAGAGATTCGATATAAATTTCTGTTTTTTTCCCTAAAGAAGTTTTTAAAAGTCCGTTTGTATCATTTTCTAATTTCTTAAAAATTGATTCGACAGATAACTTAATAGTACTATTTGCTTTTGCAGTTGCAACAGCTTTTTTTGCACTAATTTTGTTTACTTTGTTGTTAGTAACTTCTTTAACGTTCTCAACTGATACTAAATTTTTTGTTTCCATAAAATAAATACTTATTTGTTTAAATTTATATTATTATATCCTTTTCTCATAACAAATAAGATTATAAGAAAAGAGAAAAGGAGTAATTAATTTTATGTTGTTCAATAAGTCAAACAGCAACAAAATTTTACAAGAAATGATTTGTAAAAATTTTGCAAAACACTTTAATGATTGTGTTTCTTTTCTGTATTACAAAGATACAAATTAAAATCTAATTAGCAAAATTTTCAGAGAATTTTTTCTTTAAAAATAGTTAATCAAAATTTTAAATATCTCTTTGCTTTTTCAACACTACAAAGATACAAATTAAAATCTAATTAGCAAAATTTTCAGAGAATTTTTTCTTTAAAAATAGTTAATCAAAATTTTAAATATCTCTTTGCTTTTTCAACACTACAAAGATACAAATTAAAATCTAATTAGCAAAATTTTCAGAGAATTTTTTCTTTAAAAATAGTTAATCAAAATTTTAAATATCTCTTTGCTTTTTCAACACTACAAAGATAAGAAATATATCTAAATCTGCAAAACATTTATAGAAAAATTTTCGAGAAATTTCTAAAGAATTATTTTTAATAATTTTGCATGAAAAATTTGCAAGTAGGTTTTAGGGGTTTGAATTGGGGGCATGGTTGTGGGTAGGTAATAGGGGTATATTGATGGAGATATAGAAGGGGTTGGTATAGGACCACTTTAGAAAAAAGAAGGCCCCATACAGTCCGGTTAGTATTATCTGTATATTATATCATATAAGGCCATTAGGTGACTAGCAGGCTTTTATACCAATGCCCTGGGCCATGTAAGGAGTCCTAAAGAACTAAGGCCTATATTAGGACATGGGTAAGCCTTAGCAAGTCCCATGATGGCCTAGAGTTAGGCTACATAAGAAAAGCCCAGTACCTAAGATAGGCTGGGCTTATAGGGTAACTTAGTTAGCGATAGTTAATCTTTGAAGATATAGAAGGTAGCTTCCTCGTAAGTAAATGTATCGTCTGCCATAGAGGTATCGGCCATGGGTTCATCCTGTAACCTATTGAAGGTAAAGTATTCCTCGTCTGTATTATAGTATACCAGGATTTCGGGTTTAGGTTCCCTTAGGTAAGCCTCTAGGGCAATGAAGGGGTTTTCCTTATCCGGTATAGGTACATAGCCAGTGAAGTTATTATCGTAGGTATTATGTATGAATCGGTACCATGAGTAATAATAGTTATAGGTACATAGATATCCCATTAGGGCATTAATAGCAGTCTGGGGATTAGTTCTGATTGTTTTCATGATTAGCAAGAATAAGGTTGAGTAACGATAAATGTACCATGTGTATAATTGATAATAGGTTCGAAGTAATCGTCATCGAAGACATTGGTTAAAGCACCTATAAGGTATTCGATGTCTTCCTGATTATAGAAGGTATCAGTAGTGAATACCCAGGTATGTGTTCCTTGGTAATCTGTGACCGTAGAAGTAATAGATGCAAGTCTTAAGTAGTAATTCCTAAGAGAGCAGTTTTGGATTGCTTCTAGGATAGGAATGATATATTCCTGATAGCCTTCTGGGTTATTGATAATAGAATCGTCATGGCCAGTAGAAATGATTACCATGTTTTCGGCAATAGGATAATTGTTACCGTTGAGGATTTGGTTTGCATTAAATTGAATTGTTTTCATATCTGTATAATTTTAAATTAGTAATATGCAAATATAAGCATTTTATTTAATATAGCAAAATCCTAATCAATTTTTATAAATCCTACTGAGGCCATTAATGGATTATGTCTTATAACTCTATAACTTATTAATAATCAATTAGTTACATAATCTATATCTCTTCTAGCCATTATTAGTTTCTTTCTAACTAAATATAAGGGCCATTAATAACATACTTACTAGTTTTAGGTACCTCAAATGGCCTACATTTTTTAATATAATCCCAATAAATTTGAAGGCCATGAATGGTATATTTTAATGCCTAATCCCCAAATCCTATTGCCTAATCCTAACCAATATCTATATAATATAACTAATATAAAGGGCCATTAGGGGTCTAGGATTTAGGGGATTTAGGTACCCATATGGGCCTTAGTTGTGGGCCTTTTAGGCAATGGGTCATAATGACCAAAGGCTATGAGACATATGTGTTAGATAGCTATAGAGTAGTGGTGTTGTATAGTGAGAGGTAGGCTAGGCCTAGAAGTTTGCCTTAATCCCAACACCCCCGGAAGGCCTTCAAATTAGTTATATGTATATTGATTAGTATTATATGATTGGTGATATTAGGTATTTGTATATGTAACATAGTTAAGCCCAGTATGATTTTGTTTATTGTTCATACTGGGCTTTCTTTATTTATTATGTATTTGTTTTTGTTTGGTGGGTTAGTGGTATTGGATTATGTGTAGGATTATGTAATAGGCTATTAGGGTTAGTATCCATAGGATTTGTTCTAATATGAATATGTATTTTCTTCTTTTGGTGTTGGGGTGGGTAGATTTATATTTAGTGTACCTCTTTTCGTTCTGTATCAGTTGGTAGGTAATGTATATTGCCCCTATTGCCTTGAGTATGTGATATATGGTAATCATTTCCTTTTCTGTTTTAGTTTGTTTTGGGTACGGAGTAACTTGTTGAATTGGGAATTAGGTTCACAGAACATGTGTCCGAAGTTACTTGGTCTTAGTTTACCTGGAGTAGGAAAATGTTCAGACCAGGTATCTTGACCTGGTATGTATATTATGTCTTTGGTTTTCTTTTTCATTGGTCTAAGAGGGATGTTTTGAATCCTGTTGATGTTAATTCTTGGGTCTCTATGGATACTATGTCGAAATAGTCCTCTATGTCTTCAATAGATTTGAAGTGAGTGTTAGTTTCTTCGTCACCGTATTCGCCTTCTACCATGTCTATAAGTTCTTGATAAGCCTTGTCTTGGTTATCCTCTAGTGAATGGTATATATCTAGTACTTCGTTATCATTTACGATTATTAGGGTTGTGATGGTTATTTTCATTTTCCGTAATGTTTTAGTTCTTGGTTATATTCTGGGTATTTGTTCTCGTAGTAGTCATAGAGATAAGTGTATTCGTCATCTCCTGACCAGCAGTCAAGGAAGTAATCGTATTGTTCCTCGGTAGCTTGGGATGGATGTATTCCCAATGTATACTTGCAGTAGTGTTCCCATACCGTTTTAGGTTGGAATTTATTGGTAGGAAAAGCCATGACTACTAGAGCCATGGCAATTGATGTTATGATTATAAGTTTAGTTCTCATGGATGAATGATTTGAAAAGGTTGATAGTCTTTTCGGTGAAAGTGTAAAGAGTTTCTGGTTCTTCGAGGAAGTTAAGGTAATAGTCGATTTCCTCGGCATGTTCTTCCTCATCGAAGTTATCCTTGTAGTATTGGAATTTTTCCATGATAAGAGGTTTGTATTTCTCTTGTTCTTGGATAATGGTTGCACCGTAGAGTACCATGTCTACTTCGTCTACGTTATAATCGAAGTATTGGTCATCGCAGCCTCTTAGCAAGTCCATTTGATGGAGGATTTCCATTAGGTCAAGTTCCAGGGATTCCTTATCGGCATAGGTATATACCCAGAGCATATCGGCAGAGTAGTTTACCATGTCATCGTAATGTGGGTCATCCTCGGCAATTTCGAAGTCATATGTATTTTGGGCATGTGACATAGGCATTTGGCCTTGGATAGAGATAATGTGAAATGGGTTTTGTGCAATGATTAATGTAAGGATTGATGTTGAATTTAGTGTCATAATGTTATAAGTTTTGTGGAGGGTAGTGAGCCCTCCTGGTTAATATTAAGCGAGTTGGTTATTAAAGTTGGTTTGGTTATCTGGGTCAGGCCAACCCATGGATTCCTCCATGTATTCGGTAGTATAATCAATAATGGTTGCAGCATCGTCTTTGTTAATTGTAGCAACCTCGGCTTCGATTTCCCGTTGGATTTGGTCGTAGTGATAAGCAAATGACCTCCGTATACGTGCAGCAATTCCGGGGTATTTTTTAAATAATTCGATTAATTTACTTTCTTCATTCATAACGTCTATTTTTTAATTGTTTATGCAAATATAAGAATAATATTTTAAATATGCAATAACCTTGATTACCTACTGAAGCCTTATAAGGTCAACTATTTCGATGGAAGAATATGGCATACCTATAAGTTCCGAGATTATCCTTTTAGTATGATATACATGAAGGTGGTTGGGATTTAGTTTTACCCTTGGAAATATTAGATATGGCCTTAGTTCTTCAGTTCTGTATGTTATGATTAACTCTTCGCAGAACTTTTCATTTTGGCAATCGAAAGACACTAAGAATTTAGACTGTTCTAGCATATTATTAATATTAAGCAATGAGTATTCTCATAAGTTAAAGGTTCTTCGCTAGTAGGATGGGAGGATGCACCCATTATTAGGATAATTCCTCCCATGACTAAGATAAGTATAATATTAGGCTTCATGTAATTCCTGATAGGTTGTACATAAGTCCTCGATTAGGTCTTCGACGGTATCCTCCCAGGAATCGTATCCATCAAGGTTATACTCACTGATGAATATGAAAAATGTATCCCCAAACATTAGCCGGAGGGTTTTATCTGTAAGGGTTTCATCCTCGTCATATAATTTGTTTTCGGTTTCGTCATCCAGGTCATCGTCTCCATTAAGAGTATCGGATATTTCCTGTAAACGATTGAGATATGAATGTAAAGTATCGATATCCTCCTTGGAATGAGTTTCGATAAATTTAATGTAGGTTTTTGATTGTGCCATAGTTAGTCCTCCTCTGATTTTAATGGTTCGGCAATTACTGATAAGAAACCTTCGGGGTATAGTGTATATAGGATACGGTACCCAGGTTCATGTGGTGGTAAGAATACATTGAGTATATTCCTAAGTAATGGATAAAGTTTCCATTGATTATCCTCTAGAAATTGATTCCATTCGGCTTTTTCTGTATCATAGTTAGCCGATAGTTGAATGTGGAATCTTGGATTTTCCTTAGATAGTGGAGTAAATACGTTAGTGACTACCTCAATCTCGTTGGATTCCTTTTTGTATTGGGTAATTGGATACCAGATACCTTCGTTTTTCCATTGATTGAGCTGGAATATTGTCATCCCAGATTCAAGTAAGTTGGTGAGTTTGTAAAGATTAACCATGTTGTTGTCTATTTTAAAATGAATAATATATTTTTATTTCTCACTACAAATATAAGAATAATAAATAATATATGCAAATATAACTGAGGTAGAGGCAGGCTCTTAGTTAGGTTAGAGTCCTGCCTCTGGGATAGATATGAAAACAACTGGTTAATCGTCGTTAAGAGAATCCTCATCGAGGATTTCATTTGATAGTTCGTGAAGAAGTTCTACCCGATATTCTTTTGGTAGGCCATCCAGTGTTCCTTTGATTCTCTCTTTTAATATCCTTTTAAGAGTATTTTGGTACTGATTGATAAAGGTAATTGAAGAGATTGGTACTGGTATAAGTACTCTCATTTGTGTAGTATGATTACATCTGTCAAGTAATTCTGATAACTCTTTACGGTTATCCAAAGAATGTTGGATAACCATGGCAATTACATCTGGTTGTTGAACATCGGTACATCCTGAAGCATAGCGTACAATTCTATCAAACGTTGATTCTGTAATGTCAAAGGGCATTCCGTTTAAAAAGGATTCCTTGAAGTCAGGGTCCATTGTCTCTGTTTCTAAGATAGCTCTGATTTTCATTCTTCTACCTCTCCTATTCCGTTAGCAAGTAAATAATCGTAGTACAAATGTACGTTAGTATCTCCATAAGTCCTAATGTAGGATTCAGCATCTCCTGGGTCTGCTGAGACCCAGGGATATTCTTGTATTTGAGCCTTATGTAATTGTAAGGCCAGTAATTTTAATTCTTGTTCGTTCATGATATTCTGAAGTTAAGTTGATAAACCCAGTTATTTTTGTCCAGTTTGGTAAACGATATAAATTGACCATCGCCATCGGTAAATTCTTGCATAAATCGTATGCAGCCATCGGCAATGATGTTTTCTCTTTGTCTATCCACTGTTACCATGCTTTCGAAAGTGAAAGTATAATAGCAAGTTTCATATACCCAGATTTGATTGATATCAATGCAAGGTAGTCTGTAGTTATCATGTAACTTACATAGCAATTCAAATAGGTTATCCTTTAGGTTTTCCTTTTCCTCGTCTGTAAGAGAGAAAGTGTTTTTGTTAGTAATGAATCTTTTGAGTACCTCGTCCAATGTCTGGATAGAGGATTTAGATGTTGTTGTTTTCATATTTTTATTATTTAATTATTACACTACAAATATAAGCATTTTATTTTAAATATTACTTTATTTATGCAATTATTTTAATATAGCTGAGGTTCTACACACAAGAAAAGGCAGTTTATTAATTCTGGTAAGAAGGTTTCTTCTTTTTGAAGGGTTTTACTTCCCTGGTAACTTCTTGTTTGTAGAAAGCATCGATATTTGAGTGAAGCATTTCTATAGTCTCCTGGGTTATGGTATCCTTTGAGCTACAAAGAGTATCATATATAGTTTCCCATAGTTCATTAACCAGATGCTTTTTAATGTCTTCTTTGACATCGGATTCTGGTTCAAATTTGATAGCAACTGTAACATGGTCAATGGTATCTCCTTCTAGGAGAAGGCCTTTGAATCGAGAAATGTCATCTGGAGCATTTAGGTTGTCGTTCAAGAACCTTTCTATGCACATATCGCCTCGCATTAATTGTGAAGCATGTTCTGTTGAGATAGGGAATTCTTCTATGCCAAACATAGAGTTCTCATTGTCTTCTGAGGTAAATACGATTTTTAGCATTATATTTTTGTTTTTAAACGGTTAATAACTTCGGTGTAGAATTGATTTATGAACTCAGGTTCAGGAGTTGAAGAACCTGGGTTAAGTTGTCTCCAATGGAATCTTACGCTATTCTTTATTTCAAGGGCAAGATTATTGGCAGCTAAATCAAAGGCATCGTTGTATTGAACAATCTGTAAAAGATTCTCTACGCATTTGCCAGCATCTCCCAAAGGTATGGCTTGTTCAATCATTTCGAATCCGTCCTCGTAAATCTCTACTGTATCAATGTAAATATCATCGATATGGTTAAGGGCATTGATTAAATCTACGGTATTAACCGTATCATCATCGTCTAGTTCATTAGTAATCCTGAAAGCCTGGGTGAAAGCATCTAAGATTCCCTGCATATCTGGGTCCTGTTCCTTAAGTGGGATACGTCTAACGATTCCCACTTGTTCGAATGTTAAGTAATACTTGGTTTGCATGGTTATAAAATTTTAATAGTTTATTAATTCAATACAAATATAAGAATAATATTTATATCTGCAAAAGAATTAATAAACTATCTTTAAATTACTGAGGTAGAGCCCGGAATCTGTTTAAGTCCCAATCGTACTTTCTGTCTCCCTTATTAGTAAATACCCAAAGGTAATGGTCCTTGTATTCCTTTGATATGGTATTATACTTAGAAGTCTGAATAATGATACGATTTGGTTCGTATTCAAGTAATTCGGCATGTACCGTAGATACATGATGGCTTTCAAGATTAAGTTTGGCCTTGAAGTCTTTAAGGAACTCATCCCGATTTACACCATAATTATCTCCAATGAATTTAATGTAATCGTCCTCTACCTGTTCTAACATGGTAGATACCTTGAATCTAAACTTGTTCATCTTTGTTATTTTTAAGGGTTCGTAATTTCTCTTTTAGTTCTTCGGCACATCGTTCTATGATATTGCTTACTACTACCAGGCAATCTTCATCTGCAAAGGACATAATGATATCCATACATTCATCAAAATAGTTTCTGATTGATTGAGGGTTATTCCAGAGTACATCCCAGTTCTTGCAATAATTAAACCGGATGATATCTATGTATTCATTTACTGATACCTTGCTATCAGGTAGATAAGGGTATACCTTTGAATACATTGTTCTGAAATTATCCTCAATCTCCTCATTCAATCTAAACCCTTTGGGTAGAGCCTCATAATAGGAGATATCTGGAATGTAGAATTGATAAGCAAACTCCTTATCTGTCTGTGCCTCAATTCCCGGGTATGAATTAGCAAATAATACGGGTATCTTATAGAGCAATAAGTCTGGTACTCTATCATATACCTTGTAATGGTCTTGGTATTCTTTGTACGCATTAACATATACCCGGTCATCGTATATATGAAGTTCATTGAGTATCATTTGAACTCTTGAATGAAAATCCTCTAACTCGAAGTGCATGGCAATGTTAAAGGTATCTTCCATACCTTCTAACTTTTGTAGAGTAATAAGTCTGCGGCTTTTGATTACTCTGATTTTCTTTTTCTTTCTGAATAAGTTGAACATGTGTTAAAATGTAAAGTTAATATATACGTCCTGAGAACCTTTCATGAATTTCTCATGGTTGGTGTTATCAAATTTAAAGCAAGAATATTTGCCTACTGAGCGTTCATATTCTCCTCTTACCCATACTGGTGCAGTAGTAGTAGGTTTGAGTTTAAAGTAAGTACCTTGATTGATGTTCTTAATCTTGGTCTTTTTACATTCGGGGTCTAATGTTTCCATATATTTGTCTATTTTTAAATTGATATGCAAATATAATACTTTTAATTTTAATATGCAAATCCGTATATACACAACTGAGGCCACCGTTAATAGGTAGCCTCTAAGTTATTTTCTTTTGTTTAAGAATGATGCAGCAAGGGATGTATCTTCCTCTGCTTCTAGTATTTCGTCATCCTCTAAGTATCTATCCATCTCTGGGTCATAGGAATCAGTATCAATCCTCATTTCAATCTCCCTACGCAATTCATGGTGTTCTTTAGAGGATATTTCCATAGCAGCCTTATAGTTATCTGTAATTTGATTGAGTTCTTTCTTATTAAGATTAAGGCCCTCCTTAGACGTATCTACTCCCTCTTGCTTAGTTGCAACTACTTCAGGCAATGAATTGATATCATATTTGTCCTCTAAGAGTTTTGCTTCTTCAGTTTTAGTAAGTACCTTTTGAGATTCCAATACAATAGTTCTTGCTTCCTCTATTGAGATAGTATTCTCAGCATTGAGGTTATTCTGTTGATTGAACTGATTGAAGATATTAGTTGTATTGCCTCCCGTAAGATTACGAATAATAGATTGCAATGATGTAGAAGATTCCAACTTAAGCTTCAATGTCTTATTAACCTCAGATGAGATGAATGGAGTATATTTGCCTCCCTGGGAATCTCTTAAGATTTGCAACTGATGGGATATCTCCATTCTATCCTCTAATGCCCATGCTAGTTGTTCTCCCAGTAACGCGTTAAGTAATTCTTCCTGTTTATCTTTATCCCATATTCTAGAAGACAATAATCTATCTCTCATGAATACTCGTACATACTCTATGTCAATCCCTAATCTATTAGAGAATGAATTGATATCATATGTTACTCCACACAAAACACCATTACCCATTAACCATTGATTAATAAGATAATTCTGTACCTTAACCAATGCTTCCTCTTCATGTGTCTTTTGGTATTCTAAAGCCATTGCAGTAGTACCCATAGGACGAGGGAATCTTGTTATCTTATCTTCTTTTGCCATATAAATAAGCCTTTCTTATATCTTTAGATTCATCATATCCTACTAGCTCTAACTTATAACATACATAGCAATTAATACTAAGGTTATAGAAATATGCCTTATAGGTTTTCCTTTTCACTGCCAAATTAAAAGAATCACCAGAGACATAATCCCTGGTGAAAATTAATTTATCACATTTGCCTATCGGAATACTGAGGCAAAGTTTCCAATCCTGGGCAATAAATTTATTGCCGTGAAGGTCTAGGATTTCCTTTGCCATGATTTCCCTTTTTATAGGTAGATTGTTTTTTGTCTTGTTCACTGAGGTATTCTTCTTTCCTTTTCTCAATGAACTTCTGAATATCAGGGAATATCTTTGCTCTTAGAGGTACTACCTGAGTAGCAAAGAAAGCATTCCATAGGTTCTGTGTAAATCCTTCGCCTACCTTAAGCTTAGATATTGCCCAGAATTTACTTTCGAAATTCTTAACAATTTCCCTAAACCTATAATAATATAACTTATGAGTCTTAGGATTAATGCCTATTGTGGTAGTTTGGCAATAATCTAGAAACTCTTTACCCAATTCGGAAATAAACTCTTCCCTTTTAAAGTCATAATTCTCTTGGTCGAGTTTAAATAACTTTACGTAATCTATTGCTTCCATATATTTACTCTTTAATTGTTTCTAAAGGATAAGCCTTTAGTGTTACTTTCTTGGTTGCATCCTGAACCTGGAATAAATATCCTCGGTAATTATCCTCATAATAGGAGGACCAGATTGCTTCCTTTACCCTGTACCAATCTAAAGTCTTGACACCTTTGGGAATTCCCGTGATTAATAACATGTGAGGATTTTCTCCCACTTGAATGTTAAAAATATCCTTGCCATCAAAGTTGCCTATTATTGCATAGTCCGGAAAGGTAGGATATTCCTTTAATTTAGGATAAGGTACACCCAAACTATCTACTATGGTTTCAGGCTCTATGATTTGATTCTGAAATCGGATATTTAGTTTCGATTTGCCTATGTATAGGTCTTTGACTATATTTGTGAACATACATAGATAATTATATGGGTTATACCTTGGTCCTTGAAGTTATTTAGGTTAGTTGCCTTTTCCTCAAGCCTTTTTAGTGTCTTTCTAGACTCAGTGCATATTCTTCTGGTTGGATTCCTAACCAGCATCATGATATTCTCTAGTGCAGGTTGCAAAGCATTAACTGGTCCTGCATAAAGTATATTATACTTCTTCCCACTAATTACATTGTACTGGGTCTTATAGGAATATTTACCTTTGATATAAACTACCTCAACTTTTTCTATTTCGTCTTTTCTTATGTTTCTTACCATAACCGTCTTTATTTACATAATCTGATATTTCGTCTAATTGTCCCAAGAGTAATGCCTGCACAAATATAGATACAGGCCTGAAGAAGAAGTTTCTTATGTTACTGGTGTTAATATACCAGTCGTATACAATAAAGAACTTCTTAATCTTCCTATGTTTAAGTGAACGTTGAACTAAGTAGGTTTTAACGCATTTCTTATGCAACTCCACCAACTCCTTGTCTTGCTTTAACATCTCCTTTGCGGAGAATATAGTGTAATCCATTTTTTATACCTTTAGAAGGTTAATACAATGAGGAAGGTACTCTGGTGTTGGGTACCTTCCCTGAGAGGTAAAATCAAGCAACTTGTTCCGGCTTGAGAACTTTATTCTTGAAGTCCTCGTATGCCTTGGCAGCTTTCTTGTATTCTTTGGAGTTTTGGTCCTTGATACGGAACATTTCCCGTTCAAGTCTGTGAAGTTCATTGCGAGTTTGTTGTCTCCATTTCTTCCTGGCCAGAGTATCGGTTATATCCTCTGGGTATACGTATTTTACTTCCCGGTTGGAGATTACTTTTTCGATGATGGAGGGTTTCTGTTGTTTTTCAACATCCTTTACTACCTCTGCTTTTTTAGAGGTTTTCTTTGTTGGTTTTGGTTCTTCTGGAGTAACTTGAACCAATTTGGCACCTACAAATTTCTTGGCAGCTTCTTGGGATTCTTCTACCAATTGAGCCTTAGTCTTTTTAGTTCCATTGGCCTTAGTAGTTTTAGACTTGGATGTAGCATCCTTAATTCCTTCTAATTGTTGAGCAACTTTGTTACCGATAAGGTTAGCAACCTTGTTTTCATTCTTTTTCATAACGTCTATATTAAAAATGTTTATAAATGAATTAATTTCTTATCACATTGCAAATATAAGAATAATATTTTATATAGCAATAAAATAAAAAGAATATTTTTAAATAGCTGAGGTTAATCGGCTAAGAAGTCGAAGATCTCTGGAGCATAATCTATCTCGTTTTCTGGGTCTGATAAATATTCGTCCAAGTTTTCGTTATAATAATCGAGTTCTGATTTAGCCTTGGGAGCAGGTACAAATGGTATACATTTTTCTGGGTATTTCTCTGCAAACTTAATGGCATCTTGATAAGTTAACTTTTTATCAGTATAGAATTTAACCCAGGTATGGGAGTATCCCACTCCTTTTCTAGTAACTTCGTATTGTTGATATCCAGAATTACTTATCTGATAGATTTGATTCTCTGGAATGATTTCTATTTCTACCTGATATTCATAGATTCTTTTCCCAAGTTTGTTTGCCATTTCCTGAATTGAATCCATTAATGACTTAGGCTTATCTGCAAATGAGAAACTGTATTTAGTTTCTGGTACATCGTTCTTTTTAAACGACGGAGCAGGATTTATCCTGCTTGCATCGGGTGTAGGTTTTGAGCCTATAGCCAATCCAATTAGTATAAATCCTGCTAACCCTATGATAGGTAGTTTTCTAAGACCTGAGTTCATAGCCTGTGGTTTTAAACTTGTTTCTGATATTAGAAGAAACGTATTTACCTTTGGACTCTGCTAGGTGTAATTCATTGCAGATTTCTTTAGGTACACCATCATAACGGTAAACTTTGTTGCCTTTAAAAGCAATCCAAAGTTGTTTGTTTTTGGAGTCATATCCGTAGCCTTCAACGTTTGAGGATTCGCAAGGAATCATTTCAACTCCAGTGTTCAATTCAACTGATTCTAAGTATTCGTTCTTGTCCATATTAAATTAAATTATTAATGTGAGTTCAGGATGAAATTTATTAGTTTCTCTGTGTAATAGTTCCCATGCTCCGTAAACTCCTTGGGATAAATCATGTATCCATTCGTCTTCCATTTTGAATAGGATATGAGAACAGATATATAATTGATATTCGTTCAGAGTCTTTATCAATTGAGGCATTTCGTATATCTCTTCGTAAATCTGAATATGATGATTGACTGAATCAAGCATCTCTTCATTGTTTATCTGTAACAACTTCCTGAGTAAATCAGGTTCTGTTGTAGTGATATTGTTTTTGATATTAGTCAATGCCTCAATTTGAATCTGAGCAATGTTCTTTACTACCTCTTTGGTTTCTGCATCCATTTTTAATATTTATTTTCGTTATACAAATATAAGAATTTTATTTTAATAAATAATACTCTTTTATTAAATACTGAGGTAGAGGTTGTCTATCTAGAGATAGCTTCTTCGATTTTCTGTTTGATTGAATCAGGGAATATTACATCCTTGTACCATCTCATGAAGAACTTAGAAGGCTTTTTCTCGGAGTTGAGAAGTAATTGTCGTTGTTCTGCAGAGAACTTTAATCGTTCTTCTTCAAGCATAAACTTAGGGAACTTTGTAAATTCTGCTTGAGAGAAAGATATGGTTTTCTTACCAACAGAGGCCCTTAACGGTTTCTTCCTTTCTTTATAAAGATACGGAACAATTTTCTTTGAGGGTCCACCAAGGATACTAAAGCCGAAGATGACCATTGGGTCGAATTTATCTGCCTTGGGGTCTTTGGCTCGTTTGATACATCTTGCCATCCAGGAGTATGAATTGGGATATTGCTTGTTATCAGTGGCTTCTCCCACATCCTTACTGTTGAATTCGAATCCTGGGAAATGAAAAAGAAAGTCCTCTGTAAGAATAAAGACAAACCCTAATTCCCTTAGATACTTAATAATCTCTTGTTGGCTCTTACCTTCTTCAACCATTTTCTCTACATCTGCCAAGATATCTTCTCTTGGTGATTCAGTAAGTTGTTTACTCCCAGTAGAAGGTCTTCCTCTTCCCACTGATTGCTCCTTGATTGGTAAGTTACCTACGAGCTTATCTAAGTAATTCTTAAAGTTTTCAACATCTTGTTTATTTGTAAGAGTTACCTCTATTCTTATAGGTCCTTTGTGTTGTACCTTTGGCCCTGAATTCATTTCGGTATACGCATCTACCAACCTATCTTGAATATATGAGCCATTATCCTCAAGTGTAGTGATACGCAGTTTGGGTTTATATGTTTTTTCTTCCATAAAGTCTTGGTATTAAAAAGAAAGGCCTGAACAAAAGTGATTTGCCAGGCCTTTACATTATTAACGAATACTTAATAAGATATGAGATTAATCTTCTTCTTTTTTGGCCTTCTTTTTCTTTTTATCTTTGGCCTTTTTGTCCTTCTTTGCAGGAGCAGCCTTTTCAGTAGCTTCTGCCTTTTCTTTCTTGGGTTTTTCTTCCTTCGGAGCTTTACCGGCAGCCAGTCTTCTTTGTTCCATACGATATTTCTTCTTTTCATCTGAAGTCATTTCCCGACCCTCAATGAGAGGATAATCGTATTTGGTAACTCGACCAGCAGATTCCTTCTTTTCCTTTTTCTCTTTTTTCTTTGAAGCCTTTTCGTCTTCTTTGGCTTTTTTCATTTTTACCAATTTGGCTTCGTTCTTCAAGTCCTTTTCAGGATACTGGGCAGCGACTTTGTCTCTTTCCTTGTTGAGCTTATTCAAGAGTTCGGTAACCTTTTTACCATGTTTTTTGTCTTTTGACCAATCCTTTTGAGGGTCCAAGTTGTTCTCTTTGAGATAAGCATCCAATGCTTTTTTAGCCTTTGAAAGTTCCGGAGTCTTATTAACCGGTTTGTCTTTCTTCTTGTCTTTCTTCATGTTCTAAAATTTTTAAGTGGATTGAAATTTTCCTTAGTAATTATCCATAGTTATAAAATCCTAATCGAAGTAGGGATTTCCTTAATTTCTAGGATTTCTATACTTGCATTTTCGAGAGTGGCCCCAAGTTCTAAGGCATCATGTATCTCTTGCTGAGTAAGATTAACAAAAGTTTGTTCTGCAATCATTTCACGTCCATCAGAATAATTAACATATTTAAACTTTACAGTACTGATAGTACCTTTAAGTTTTTTATCTAGCCTACTCTTAAAATCCTTAAGCCTACGTTTAAGATATTGAAGGTGAATAACATGGGTTTGATATTTACCTCTCTTATGAGGAGGAGTAACCTTAATCATATACTGAGTATATTCCATATCTTTTAATATGGATTGAATACCCTGTGTAATGGTTCTTAAATTCATTTCTTCCATGATGGTCTTGGTATTGGTTTATTTTCGATTGCCATTTCAGTTAGCATTTCCTTGGCTTCCTTGATAATTAATTCAGAGAGTTCCCTTTCTTCATTCGATAAGGGAGGGTTCATATTCTTATCTTCTAGTGCATTAGTATAATTCTGAATAAGATTATCTAATGCAAGGATAGTTATATTCTTTCGGATTTCTCTTTTATCTTCCATAACCTATAAAATAAATAAAGCCTACTACCTTCGCAGGCAATAGGCTTCGAAAACATAATTTTTGAAATACTAATAAACTATGCAAACCATTAGCGATATTCTCGCTAATAAGTAAGGGATAGAAGTTTAATCTTCGTCTCCAGCTTCCTTTTCTTCGCCCTTAGCCTTTTTAGCTTTCGGGTTACAGATAATACCGTGTCCTTTTTTGGATTTTACGGTTAGATTGCCCGGTACGAATGTTACGGATGTAGAAGTTGGTTTACCGTCGATGACCAGAACTGATGTTACCACCACTCCCTGATATCCTTCTTTGTTCTTTACTGCGTAACCGTAGTTCTGAACTTCGGATTTATCATTGATTTTGATAACATCAATTTGCTTGCTGTTTGGACGTTGCTCAGCAGGACGGTTTTTCAAAGCTTCCATACGAGCTTTACGTTTTGCTTCTTTCTCAGCATCTTTTTCTTTGCCACCTTTTTTCTTGGTGTCTTCTTTTTTCTTAGTTGCCATAATCTTTTAAGTTTTAGTTTTATTTAATAGAACAATAGTTATTTCTTATGATAAATGTGGGCTATTGTTTTAGCCCAACCTTCATAGCCGGAGAATGAATTACTTCTTTCCTTTTTTGCCTTTACCTTTGGCTTCTTTCTTTGCCGGGAGTTTGAGACCCAATTCTTTGGCAATTGCTTTGCGAAGTTTTTCGATATCGTCTTCTTCGTAATCGTCCGGGTCTGTTTCGAGGTCTTTGTCATCGCAAACATCTTCCAGTTCTTCGAAGTCCATTTCGGCAAGAGCTTCACCGGTTAATTCTTCTTCCTCGTCTTCGTCTTCATCTTCGTCGTCGTCATCCTCATCGGAATCTTCGTCATCGTCCTCTTCTTCTTCCTCGTCTTCGTC